TATTCTATCTGAATAGGGAGCGAAAACAGAAATATTAAGATCCATTTTTTCATTCCAACCAGATTCAAATAAAATAGAAGATTTAAAAGCAATAGATAGATTGTCTTTGTCTAGTTCTATTTCTAATTCAATTACAGAAATTTTAAGTGAGCAGTATCCTGAAGCAATGGATAGGTTGATTGAAGGTGGAGTTAAATCAGTAGATGTAAAAGACTTATTAAATATTCAACTTTGGTTAGAAGATTCTATTGAAAAATTAAATCAGTTAGGTTACACAGTAATAAACCGTGGAGACATAGTAGATGATATTACTAACCAAATTAATGTATTAAATGATGTACTTAATTCTTTACAATTAATTAAATTAAATAAAAATGGAAAAATCAGCAGGCAACAACCAAAAGAACTCAAAGAAATCTTTGGAACAGAAGGAAAAGTATCCAACAGGACTAATGTATCTAAGAATGCGAAGCCTGTCAGAAGAGAAACAGCGAGAGTTCTTGGATCAGCTACAGATGAGGAACTCAAAAACCTTGTTAAACAAACAAGAGAAAAAGATGAATTAGAAGGTTTAGGAGAACCAACTAATGTTGAAGAATCAAAAGCAATTGAAAATATAAACAATGCTACTTTAGATACTATTGAAGAAGTATATCAAAGAGGATATTTAGAAGCTGTTGAAAAAGGAGAAAATACTACTGATATAGTAGCAGCCAAAAATAAAAGACTTCAAGAATTAAATACTGTTATTTCAATTAAAAATCTTAATAAAGGTGAATATCTTATTAGTAAAAATCCTATCTTTACAGATGTCTCTGGAGAAATAGTCATTGTTACTAAAGTAAAAAATGGTAAAGTAACTTTAAAAAATATTAAAACAGATATTTCTAAAGAATTTACAGAAGCAGAGCTTATAGAAAATTTTGAAAAAACAACTATGGAAGCAACACAACCAGAACCAGAAGTAACATTAACACCAGTAGATGTTGAAGATTCTAAACAATCAAAAGATATTTTAAAAGAACTTCAAAATGAAGGTGAAACTCTTGCAAAAGCACAACAACAAGCAAAAGATTCTGATATGAAGTCTAGATGGGATAAATTAGGAGATAACTCAAAAACTTGTTAAAATGGCATGTAGTTTAAATAAACAGCAAATATTAGATTTGTATGAAGTTATATATGGTTCTATAAATGATAGGATGAATGATCCTAAATTACCAGCTATTAATGTAATTGAAATGGTACAAGATACCTATAGAGTTGTAAAAGAAGCTACAGAAGATCAAGTAAAAGCATTATTTTATGCTCAGGCTCTTCCAGATATATTTCAGTTAGTTACACAAGATTCAGAGATAAATGATTATTTAGTTGATAATAACTTTGATTTTACTGGACTTGCTAAAATGAGAAAAAATTATTCTGATTTAGCTTTTGTTGGTAAAGATGTTGCTACTAAAAAAAAGAGTAAGCAAGAAATTGAATCTGAAATTAAAAATGTAAATAAAGAAAAAAAAGATTTCTCTCCTAAAATAGATGTAGATAATCAAGTACTTTGGTCTTATAATGAAAATAATGGAGCAAAAGTTACTAGTCCTTTAACAACATCTATCCAAGTTGCTTATGCAGCAAATCCAGAAGAAGTTTCTGAAGAAGATAGAAATGCTAAAGATCCAGAAAAAGAATTATTCTCTACTGTAATTAAAAATATTGTTTATCTTTCTAAAGAAAGAGTAGGTGCTCAAGATATTGATTACAATGGAACTGTAATTGCATTAACTGCACAATTAACAAAAAATATTCCAAGTGAATTACTTACAACTAGTGATAGAATTTTCTTAGAAAAAAATCCAGCTGATGCTGGAATTGCTTCTGTTATAACTGATACTAGTGGAAACTTTATATATTTTAAAGAAGATGGTTCAATAACTGATAATCCTCAAGAAGGAAGAATAGTTTATCAATATTTAAGAAAAGTAAATCTTGTAGATGGTAGATTATTATTATCAAATAAATCTAATAGACATTATAACCTTGTTGAAGCAGAAGTTATTGCTACTAGACAAAAAAATGCTATAGAACAAGAAAGTAATGGTAAAATTAAAGTAACAGAACAACAATATAAGGAACTTGTAAAAACTATTAGAGATACTCAAGATAAAGAAATGAATGATCTTTATCAGTTAAGAAACTTTATTATAGAGTCAAATGGTGATATACAAGTAATTCTTCCAATATTAGGTGGAACTTTTGGTATACCAACAAAAGCTACTAAAGCAATGAGTTTAGAAGAGGCTGGTCTTACTGAAGAAGATATAAAAAATTATACAGGAGTAACTGTAGGTAAAAATTCTGGTAAACAATATGTAATTATACAAAAAAGTAAATCAGGATTAAAAATTGATCAAGAAGTATTTTTACAAAGATCAGATATAGATAAAGAATTAGCTGAACAACTTGCTACAATCTTAACTACAACTGCAAAATTAAAAGGTAAAGAACTTACACCAGATGAAAGAAAAGCTTATTTTGAAATTTTTATTAATAATGCTTTAGCTAAAGGTTCAAATACTAATAGAGATAGAATTAGAGCAAAAGTTTTAATAATTAATAATCAAAAAACTTTTAAGGTTGAATTAAATGGTAAAGATATTGAACAGGATGTTCTATTTACTGAAGAAGGAAAAGCTCTTATTATAAATCATTTGTTAAATGCTAGACCAAAAGATAAAGTAAAAGATGCATTTTGGCCAGCAAATATTTCATATAATAATAAATATAAAGGTAAAACTTTTACAGAATATACTGTTACTGGAGATAATATTACTGAAAGCACAAAAAATTATTTTGAAGCTATCAAACCTTATGTTAGAATTGAATATACATCTGAAACACTTGCTTTTAAAGATGGCTTAAATGCATATTTAAATTATGCAATACCAGAAGGAACAATTGAATATGATGGTATCATTCCTATTGGTAGACCAAAACCAACACAATCAAAACCTACTTATAAGCCTAAGACTGATAAAGAAGCTCCAAAAGCTTTTCCAAAAAAACAACCTAGAACAAAACAAGTAACTGCAACAAAAACTTCTCCTAAAACAGAAACTGAAGCTAAAGCAATAAACATTCAAAATAATCCAGCAACTAGAGTAAGTTTACTAGATGATATTATTAATGGTTCATCTAATAGTGCTTTATATAAAAAAGAAGGATTAAATAGAACTAAGCTCAGAGATGTATTTTTAGGTAAAGCATTTACATCTAAAGCTGATAGACAAAGAGCTGAGACATGGTGGTCTAAATCACCTTTAAGTAAATTTATTAGTCTTGAAAGAATGACTGAAGTAGTAAACTCAGATGCATTTGCTACATGGTCTGGTTATGGTATTACTCTTTATGAAGGAGATGGTGGAACTATGGTTGATGTTTATCATGAAGCATGGCATGGTTTCTCTCAATTATTTTTAACTCAAGATGCTAAAATAAAACTTTATCAAGAAGTTCAGTCTTTACCAAAATATAAAGACATGACTTTCTTTGAAATAGAAGAAGAAATTGCTGAAGAATTTAGATCATATGCAAAATCAGGAGGCAAAAAAGAAGTAAAAGGCTTTTTTGCTAAAATCTTTGATTCAATATATAAATTTTTACAAAAATTATTTGGAAAAACTACTAAAAAAGAAGTTGCTACAAACTTACAAGAGATTGAATCAGTAAAAGAATTGTTTGATAATTTATACAGAGCCTCAGAAAATCCAGAGATTCTATCAACTTTAAAACCTTCTATGGATAATGTTATGTTTGGGAAACTAAACAGAAGCAAAACTATCAATGATAATTTTACATTAGAAGAATCAAAAAAAGTATCTAGTGCAATGGACAGTATGATGTCTATTATATTCCAAGCTCATAATAGAGATTTTAATACAACATCTTCTGCATTAAAACTTCTTAAAGATCCTGCTAATAAGAAAGATCTTTATAAAGATATCTATAATAGATTTGAAAAATTAAGAATAGCTTATATTGGTGAAGTTGAAAAAGATAATGATTTATTAGTGGATCCTAAGTTTGTATATGACTATGAATTACTATCTAAGATATTAGATAATTTTGGTAATTTATCAGATACATTAGAAGGAAGAGAAAAAAATAATGTAGTTGCATACCATATAGAGAAATCTGTATTCCGTGTACTTAGAGATCAGTATATTGAGATAGATGATCCAAGTAATATTGAAAAGAGTAATTTATTTAAACTCAATGATGGTAATACAATTTCTTCAAAAAAATTAGCTAGTGAAGATACTATGATGCTATTAGCTAGTGTATTTAAAGTTACTAGATTAAATGGTCAAATAGTTAATAATAGAGAGGGTCTTTTTGGTCTTCCAGAATTACAAAATGTTGATATTACATGGAATAAACTTGCTAAAATTTTACAAGGTTCTTTTGATGAAATAGATATGTATACTAGGCTTTTTGAAAATGCAGAAAATTTTCCTGATCTTCAACAATTACAAACTCAGTTACCAAATCCATTCTTGAATATTAATAGCTTAATGGGACAATATGAACCTATGGAGTTTGCTGCTGAAACTAATTTTTGGCAAGATTTTAAAAAACCAAGAATACCTACTGTTCAACTTAACTTAAATAAAGAAGAAACTAGATTAGAAGAAGGTGAAGGAATAGTTAAATCTTTTGAAGCAAGAGTTGCTAAAGCAAGTTTTGATGTTTATCAAGTTATGGAAGATTGGAAATCTAATTTTTATACAGCAGATGCTTCTATAAATGAATATATAACAAAAGATCCTAAATATGGTAATAATATTCTAGATACTGCTAAAATTGTAAAAGATTTTGGTGATAAGAATGGTGTATTTATTAATAAATTAGGTAATGAATTTTTAAAAACACTAGGAATAATATTAGATGAATCTAGTCCTGCAATTAAAGAAATTATAAATAATAGAACTGATCCTTTTGCTATTACATTTGGCATAGATAGAATGTTTGAAGTAATAAAAAAAGTAAATAAAACAACAGGTAGTGATAGTTTTGCATTTAAAAAAAATCCACTTGAGTTTTTACTTAAAGGATTACCTGAATCTCTTAGAGAAAGTCAAGAACAAAGTAATGATGTAAGAGGTAGATTAAGAGTATTAGCAGAAATACAAAATGCATTTTCTGATAGTTACTCTAATTTTAGTGTTCAAACTCCTGAAGGAAATAGAGTTTGGGAACACATGTTGGATAATACTATTACAAGAATTGTTACTGCAATTAATTATGCAGAAAATTGGCAAGAATTAACTACAGATGCAGCTGATCCTAATGGTAGGTTTAAACATATGAGATGGTTAAATGAAACTAACAATACTTTATCACCTTTTTCAAAAATTTTAAATTCTATATTTGATTTAGATCAAAAATCTCCAACATATGGAGATAAAATAACTGATACTAAAATTATTTTACAAAATGTTGGAGGTACACAAATGGTAAGTAACAGAAATGAAGGAGGTACTTCTACAGCAGCAATGGATGCTACTAGTAAGTATCTTCAAGAATTTCATACTATGCTATTAAGTGGAGTAGAAGAGTTTATGAGACATGCTTCTAAGAATACTGCTATGGGAATTACTGTAGATGGTGATATTCTAACTTATAATGGTAAGAAAGCTTCTAAACTATATGTAGATATAGAATCTTTTTTAGAATATTCTGATGGAGAACAAAAAGCATATAATATTATTGAAGGATATATTTCTGGAGAAGCCAATAGAATTGTTAGATTTCAACAAAATTTGGATAAGTTTAAAAATTATGCTGGATATAACAGAAAAGTAAAAAGAAAAGATGGTGATAAAACATCTGTATTAGCAGGGCAAGCTTTTACTGCATTTGATGATGTACTTACACAACCAGTACAAAAAGAATTATATGCTATTCTTGATATAGTTTCTGAAGATAAGCTTAATGATTTTAATCTAATGACAGAATTAGATAATAATCCACAATTAAGAGATAAAATTAGAAGAGATGTTGAAGCATATTTTAATCTTGATACTGATGCTAATTTAGATAGACTTCAAAAAGCTAAGTATATTGATAAAGGTTTAATTGATAGAATAAAAGTTACTAATGATAAACTTACAGAAGAAGATATAGAAAGAGCTTTAGTAAAAGCTTATACATATAATTCTTTTATTCATAAATATGAGACAGTAATTCTTGCATATGGAGATTTAGCACAATACAATCATGCTAAAGAAGATTTTCATAAGCGTAATGCTGGTTTGGCTTCTGGTGGTAGAGGATTTAGAGCAGATAAAAGAGCTCAAATACATCTTAGTTCTCTTAAAAATTATTATGCTGAAAGAAGAGGTTATAATGTAAGAAACTATGATGGAACTTTAGTTACAGCTATAATGAAAGAAATGACTTTCAATTCTGTAATGTACAAAGAATACAGAGATGCAATTGAAGAGGCTGTATTTGAAAGAACTAAAGACAAGAAAAAAGCAAAAGAAATTGCAGATATCTCAGCATCAGAATACTTCAATGAAGATAAACCACAGATGAAAATTGCTGATGGTCAAGGTCTAATTTCATTTGAATGGTATAGAATACTTAAAAATGCTGAAGGAAATTGGAGTGCTGAACAAGAGTTACTGTATAGAAAAGTTTCATTAGGAGAAAATATTACTGCAGAAGATGTGGTAGAGTTCTTTCCACCATATAAATTGCAGTACTTTGGTAATATAGAAGCAACTGGTCTTCCTATAAATTCATTTCATAAATTTTCACTTGCACCAATAATTCCAGGAGTATGGAAAGAAGGTACACCAATATTTGATTTACATGAAAAAATGATGGAAGATCAAGTAGATTATGTTTTATTTGAGTCTGGATCTAAAGTGTCACATCTTGGTTCTGGAGATCAAATACTTAATCCTGATGGCACATTTAATAAAGATGTTAAGTTTACTAAAAATATAATTTTTGCTGATTTCTTAAAGAATCAAACTGAAATAAACTCAAGCTATAAAGATAAATCAATCTTTTCTACACAGATGAGAAAAATGATTTTAGAAGGTCTTTATGAAAGAGGTAAAATTAAGTCTACTAAATATAATGATATTACTAATGATAGAGTAAAAAAATATATACGTAATGTAGAAGAATACACAAATCTATTAAAACTAGAACTTCTAGAAGAAATGGGTTATGAAGAAACTTCTCCAGGAGTTTATAAAGCAAAAGACAAGTCTAGTACAGGTAAGCTTTTAAATATGATTAGACAAAATCTTGAAAGAGAAGATCTTTTAAGTGATGATCTTATTGAGTTTATTGATGTATATGATGAGTCTGGAGAACTTGAACATGATTTGTCTTTCCATCCAGAAGCTGCTAAGATAGAGAAGTTATTACTCTCTATGATTAATAAGAGAATTATCAAACAAAAAGTTTCTGGGGAACCACTAGTACAAGTATCTGTAGGTCTTACTGCTGGTCAATTTACTAAACCTGATTTAAGAAAAGCAACAAAAGATGAAATAAAAAAGTGGGCATCAGCTACATATCTACTTCCTGGTTATCATAGAAAATCTAATGGTTATACTGCAGCATCCAAAGTAATGATTGCAATGCGTGGTACATATTATAATCTTTTCAATTTAGAATACCAAGATGGAGAAACTGTTGGTGTATACTTTGAAGATGGTAAACTGGATATGGATGCTTCATTAGCAAGATTAAATGAAAAGATTAAAGATGATGCTTGGTTAGATGCAGACAATGAAGCTAACAGAAAAGCAATAACTCTTGTTGGTGTAAGAATTCCAGTACAAGGTCTTGCACAAATGGAGTTTGCTGAAGTGTTTGAATTTTTACCACCTCAAGCAGGAAATATTATCATTGTTCCAGCAGATATTGTTGCTAAGTCTGGGGCTGACTTTGATATTGATAAAATGACTACATATATTACTACACTTGATGAACAAGGTAAAGTAATAAAAAGAGAATATAAAGACAATGATGAAATTAAAAAGCTTAGAGGAACTGATCAATTTTTGCAAGCTATTACTTTACAAAAAATAGCATTAGAAAATGAGATGATTCAGGATATGAAAAATATTTTGGAGCTTCCAGAAAATTATGCTTCTTTGATTATGCCAAACGGTACTTTTATTCTTAAAGAAATTGCAGATAAACTAGCATCAAAGGTCATGGAATATAATCCTAAGAAGAATAAAATGACTGAAGATACTGGAGAAATTAGTCCTACGAGAGTACTTGAAGCATTATATAATGTATACAAGCATGAATCAAACATTGTAGGTAAGAAAACTTTAGGTCTGGGAGCAATTGAAAATACATTCAATGTAATCATGAATACTTTAGGTGCCTACATGCCTGATGAATATATTATCAGCAAAGAGGTAAGGAAAAGTAATATGCGGTTGAGACATAACAAAATGGATAAAAACGGCAAAGAAGTTATTTCTATGTCAGACCTCTATGATGTTGATGGAACAAATAAAATCTCAGATGTTATATCACAAATGATGAACGGATGGGTGGACGTTGAAAAGGATGCATGGATCTTCTTTATTCAGGGTAACTATGAAGTTGCTCCAACACTACTCTATCTTATTAAAGCTGGTGTGCCAGTAAAAGAAGCAATTTATTTTGTGTCAAATCCATTAGTTAGAGAATATGTAGATGAACAACGTCTTGCTAAATCTACATTTGCTGATGTGCTTGGTAAAAAACCTAAAAGTCCAGGACTTGCAAAATATCAAGCTGCATCAAATATTATTAAAAAATACTTTGATAAAGATCAATTAGAAGGAACATCTAAAAATGATGAAAGATATTTAGCAGGTCAAAAGTTACTAAATGAGTTTTTTAAAGGTAAAAAGCAAAAGCACTTTACTGAAAATGAAATGTTAGATCTAATTGAAACAGATAATAGGAATAGTGATATAGCAAAAGCAATGTTCTTACATTATCTAGAATTAGAACAACAAATTGGTGGATATACTGCACTTAAAATGAGTTCAAATCCAGATACATCTACAAAATCTACATTATCTGATGTTGAACAAACAGAAGCTAATTTAGAAAGTTTAGCATATGATACTAGAATTCCATCAGAAATACTTGATAGAATAATGAATGACTCAGTAATTAGTTCATTCTTTAATGGTCCTTTAGCATTGGCTATAAGTAAACCTTTATTTAAATTAAGATATGACAAAAACATTAGTGAGTATTTAATAGCAAAAAAAGATCAAATTAGAAAAGATCTTGAAATAACTTTTCCTGGTAAAAATATTGAATTTTTTAGTAATGTTTTTAGAAATGATATTGTAAGTTTTATTTTTCAAAATGCAATCAGAAAATATAATGGTTCAGATGTTTATAAATCTCTATCTCTTGAAACAAAAATTCCTACAGCATTAGTAAAAGAACTTACTAGAGGAGCATTTGTAAAAAATGGTACTCTTTATTTAGATATCAAAAAGCTTCAAAAAGAATTTAAAAATAAAGCATGGATAAAAGATTCAGAAGTAGATAATAATTATGAAGAAAGAGGTTTATATCCTTTAGATCCTTCTACATTTATGACAGACTTGGATACAAACTTTAATGCTTATTTAAAATTTGTAGCTGAAAGAGAATATTTAAGATCAATACAGCCTCTTACTATTGAGAATACTAAGTCAGATGAATTTCAGGAAGAATTAAAAACAACTAAAGATGTTTATCCAGATTTATCTAATGAAAAAACAATAAGATATACATATGAAAAACTATTAGCATTAAAAGCATTAGATAATTCATATAACTTATTTAATGTATTTCAAGATAGAGATAATGCATTTGCTATTAAACTATCAAAATTATTACAAAATAATCCTCAACTAGTAAGTGACTATCCTGTTTTAAGTAAATTAAAACTAGATTCAAATAAGAATGAAAATGCATTTAATATTTTACTTGCAGACAAAGATTTTGATAATGATAAATCAAATCTTTATTCTAATGATCTTAAAAGATTAGCAGACCCTACAGTTAATAAAGTTGAAGATCCTGAAGAAAATACTAGAATAAGCAACATGTTTAAATATCTTAATATGTATGCTTTTTTACAAACAGGTCTTAATAAAACTAAATTAAGCTTTACAAACATTGTTGACTATACTAATTTTTTAGCAATAGTAGAAGATGAATCTGGTAAATTTATAGAAGCTCTAAATACAAATGGATTTGTTGTATTAGATAATATCTATGATCAATTTACTAGACAGAATTCATCTTTAAATATTGATAAAAATAGATTTAAAGATTATCTATCAGATATGGACTATGCAAATCCAAAAAGAATAGCTCAAACACTTAATCCAACTGTAAAAAGATCTGCTCAAGAATCTACTGCTGAAGAAGATTCTACTAATATGGATGTTCCTGCTGAAATAAAAAGACTAGGTTTAAAATCTACTGAAGATTTAAATGTCTTTACATATAATGATACTAATGCTAAAAATGTATATTACTATACTAATATAGGAAAGAATAATCCTGATGTAGTATTTTTACATAATGTTAGTATATATGAAATAAGACCTAAGCAACGGGATGCTGGTGTAAATTTAGGTGGTTCATCAAACTTTATGACAGAAGTAGAAAGTATGTCTATAAATTTCCCTACTAATCTATTATCAGATGTAGTTAATGGAAAACAAATTTATTTACAAACTAGTGATTATCAGACATTAAAAAATATTTGGGAAAAAAGAATTGATGTTATAAAACAAATTCAAGAAAAAGGTGGTAAAATTGCATTTCCTGAACAAGGTTTTGGAGACCCAAATACAATGCCTCAAGAATTATTTGTATATTTAAGCAAAAGATTATTTGAAGAATTTCAATATGTTAATCCTGGTTCTATTAAATATGAAGAAATTAAAGATATTGTAAGTTTATCTCAAGGAATTTCAGATGAGGAAATACTTATACAATTAGAATTAGAAGAAGACCCATTTAAATGTACATAATATGAGCTGTGATATAAAAGTAAATTCAATAAAATATTTAATGAAACAAGGAGCTGTTGATAATCTTAGAGGGATTATTGATGAAAAGCTTTTTAATGAATTAAATGATCAATTAACAGCTCTTGCTGAACAAAAATATGGTTTACAAACACTTGGTGGTAAATTATTTAGTATTAAAGTAACTGAATATACAGATGCACGTAGATCTGCTTATTATAGAGATGCTAAATTTAAAATATATAGAGCTTTACCAAATGAAATAATTTTTGAAAGATTACAAGAACTATATGATGCTTATCAGGATAAACCCATGTTTATGAAAACTCCTGTAGTTGATTTTTCATTAAAAATTATAAATGCTTTAGATAAAATTAATAGAAATAAATTTGAAACATCTAAGCTTCAAGGTTGGTTAAATGACCTTCAAAAACAAGGAGTATCCGCACAGCAAATAGAATTATTTAAAGAAGTTGCTAAACCAGGAATGACTAAAGATGAAATAGCTACAGCTATTGCTTCTGCTTATAGTTATACTGTTGAGATTAATACTTCTAAAGATACAAGTACTTTTTTAATACAACATGGGAATAGATATTTTGAATATGTAGATGAAGAACCTAATAGAGAATTAACTAAAGAAGAGTTTGAAAAAGAAAGTAATACTGAAAGATCTTCTCAATATTATTCTAACCTAACAGTACCAGGTGGTACTAATTATATAGAAAATGAAATAGTTACACCAGATATTACACCTAATATTAAAGGTCATGCACAATTTAGTACTGATAAAGGTATTGGATGGTTTAGAAGTGATGATAAAAGTATTCAAGATTATAAGACTAATGCTAAAAATATAGAGGAACTTGAAAAAGATTTAAATAGATTTCAGACAACTCCTATTCGTCAAGGTAAAAATGGAAATTGGTACATTGGATTACAAGGACCTTTTAAAACAGAAGGTGAAGCAAAAGCTTTTAAAGAAGATAGATTAAATAAAACATTAAATATTTTAAATTCTTCTTTTAAAACTCGTAGAATACTAGAAGTACAATCTGATTTATTTCAGAAAGGTAGAGATAAAACTAATCTAATTAATTATGAAAAAGAAGATTATAAATCTTACACTAAAAATGGATACAATTACTTTACAATAAATGGAGAATTTTTTAAACAAAAAGAAGTAAGTGATAGTAATAAATTTTTACCTGGAAAAGAAGAAAAAATTACTAAACAAGAATTTGAAAAGAATATAACAAAAGAAAAAACACAAAATCAATTTCTACAACTTCTAAACAAAGACAATAACTGGGTAACATTCTTTATTAAATCTATTATGCAAGATAGTGCTAAGAAAGGATATGAGAAAGTATTATTTCCTACTGGTAATACAGCTAGTAAAGTAGAAGGTCATACTACTTTAGAAGAATATAAAAAAGAAAAACAAAATAGAATTAAGACTCTTGAAAAGTGGATAAAACAAGATGAAGAAACACTTGAACAAAATGAAAAAGGTGGCATTCGTACTCTTTATGGTGATAATGTTGAAAGAAGATATTTAAAAGAATTTGAACTTAGAGACATGGAAAACAAGGTTTCTAAAGCTTATTTTGAAATAAAACAACTTAAACAAGAACTTGAAAGAGTAGAAGGTCCAGAAGGATTTGGTGCTTTAGCACCTATTTATAATTTTTATGAGAACACTGTAACTAATATTCTTAAAAAACAGTTTGGTAAAGAACGTGTAAAACAAGTTACAGATGAGTATGGGAATACTTGGAATGAATTAACTATTGAACCTAATAAAGATCTTGATAAAATAATGTTTTTAAGAAATTCAAACAATATAGATTCAAAAATACAAGATATAAATGGTGTTTTATTTATGGATGTAAAACTAGATAATTTACAAAATGAAAGATCAAAAGAAGTTGCTGAAGTTCTTGCACAAAGACTTGCTTTAGGAATGGGTGTTCAATATAATAATGTAACTCAAGAAGAAGCAGCAGATATTTTAAAAAATACACAAACAAAATATAATGGAGAACCAGCATTTTATTATGCTGGAACTGTTTATACAGTAGGAGAAAATGTTAATGTATCTACAGTACTTCATGAATTTGCCCATCCAGTTCTTCAAGCACTTAGAAAAACTAATAACATATTATTTCAAAAATTATATAATCAAGCTTTAGACACTGAAGAAGGACAAGGAATAAGATCATATGTAAAAGCAATATATCCAGAATTAAATGAATTTACAGATTTATTTAAAGAAGAAGTTCTTGCTTATGCTTTACAACTAAGAGCTGTAAATAAGATTAATAAACAAATAGAATCAGAAGGTTTTGAAAGTTTTATGAATAAACTTTTAGCTTCTATAAAGCAATTACTTAGAAAAATATTTGGAAGTAAAGTAGATGTTTCAAAATTAGATGTAGACACTACATTAGAAGAAATGGCAGATATGCTTCTAGATAGTCAGTTTGAATTTAAAACTGATCTTCTTAAAGAAGAAGATCTTGTTATGTATGCTAGAGATGTTATAGATAGAGCAAGAGAATTAACTAGTTTTTCTGATGTAAAATCTCAATTGAAAGTTGTAGAAGAAATGTATGATACTAATAAAAGAATTCTTTCTCAGGCTGAAAATTTTGTAGGAGATGCTGCATCTAAAAAATTCTTAAAAGAAAGTATATTTGAAAAAGGAACAAATAGATATATTAGAGAGGTTGTAAGTACATTAAAAGAAAATCTTAATACAGATACTGAAAACTTTACTGAAAATGAACTCATACAAAATGCATTAGATGCTGCTAAAAAAGAATTAGATGTAGATCTTCAAAGAGCAGTAGCTCTTGTTAATAGTTTAGATAATATTAATAGCATGACTAAAAACATGCTTCTTGATATTTCAAGAATCAGTAAATCAAATATAAATAATACAAGTTCTATTACTCTTTTAATGCTTTATAAGAATAATGGTCATGCATGGTTAAAAATGATAGAGGAAATTGATTCAGCTTTAACTTCAGATGGAGATTTAATTGATAGTAAAAATCCTTTCTATCAAAGTTTGAATGAAATTGTTTTAAATATAACCCGTATAAATACAAATATTGCAAACATACTTAAAAATAATAATGTTCAATTTTATGTTGAACTTACTAGTATTATGTCTAAGTATGTTCAAGATAAATTAAAAGAAAATCTTGGTACAGCTTTAAAGAAAACTTTTGTAGTTGGAGAATTAGAAAGAGAAGTGGATAATTTATATAATAAAGTTGTTCAACAAACTCTCAAAGATGAAGATATAGAAGAATTAATTCAAAAGGGTGTGCCAGCAAATGTTCTTAAAGGTTTTCTTCAAGAATATAAAGATTTAGTAGTTGATGAAGAAAAAATTACAGCAGCTCTTACTGGTGGAGCCAGGGATGTTACTTGGTTTAATAGATGGTTAGAAAGTTATAGTTCTAGTAATGATGTTGTAGCAGGACCATTAGCAATATTTATTGAGAATGAAAAAACTCAAGTAAAAAATCTTGTTTGGCAACAATCAATGAAGTTTAGAAATAAATTGGAAGAATTATTACCTAAAGTAGGCTTTAGCAAGTTAAACTCAATTCAAATGAGAGAAAAACTTGGATTTAAAGATAAGATACTTTGGTTTAATAAAGATACTGGAGAAACAGAAGAAAAAGAAATTTATTCATATTTAGATAAATTTAAAGATTATAGATATCACTATGATCTTTTAGATTGGAATGTTGAAGCAGCTAAAAAAACAGAAGATCCTTTAAAGATTGCTCAAGCAGTATTAGAATTTGATGAATTTAAGAAAGATTATATGTGGCAAGAATTTGTCCCAGAAGTCTATGAAAAAGATGCTGTATTTAAAGATACTGAAATAGGTAAGTTAGCATATTATGTAAGGAAGCAAAAGCTTCAAACTTATAATAACTTATTAAATAGTATGGAGAATGAATATGAAAGATTTGAACAATATTCTACTACACAAGCTGCATTTAGAGAGTATCAACAATTATATTCACTTACATATGAAGATAGTACTCCTAAAGTAGATGATCCGGCAAAAGGTATTTATGATTTAAGTATTGCTGAATTACTTATAGAACATAGAGCTAATACAAAACAATTTAATGAATGGAGACCAATAGAAGGATTACTTCAAAGTGCCTATAATGAATTTGTAGATTTATTAGCTACTAAAAATATAGTTGCTGGTTCTGCTGATTTTAAAAAAGAAATAGAAAAGTGGAGAAGACAAAATTTAAGAATGGAATACGATCCTATATATTGGGAAAGTAAAAATGCTTTAACAGCAGAACTTAGAGATCTTCAAGTTTCTGTATCTCAAGATTTTCAAATCATTAATGATCTAATATATAGTTATAGGGATGAACAAGGTCAACCTGATAGCAGTGCTATGGGTAAAGCTAGGTTAGAAAAAATTAGAGATGCTGAACAAGCTATTGCAGATTATAAATTTGAGTTTGATTCATCTACAGGTTTGTCAAAAGAAGATTCTGATGAGCTACGTGATTTATCATATAAAGCTAGAAAGGGACTTTTACAACCTGGTTCTCTTGAAACCAAAAGATATATGTATCTTTTGGATATGAGGAAATCAGAAGGTATTAGTCCAGAAGATGCTGCTAGAATTACTGAAATATTTTCAGAATTAGCTGATTTATCTCAAAACATACCAACTGTATATTATTCAGAAGTATTAAATTATAATTTATCTAAACAAAACATCAAAGAATTAGATGAAGATGACATGGATAAGTTTATAAATGATGAAGAGTTTCAAGAAATTCTTAATGCTGATGAATCTTTTAGAGAATGGTTTGAATTAAATCATTATGTAGTTCAAACATATGATAAAAAACTTAAAGAATATGTTCCTACTTATAAAAGAACAAGAGCAAATTCTATATCTATACCAAAAGATTCAAGTCATATTAAATATACAGAAATAATTGATAAAGAAACAGGAGAACCTGTACTTTTAATGGGTGTTCCAAATGCAAGACATTCAAGATTTGGTATTAAGAATGAATATAGAACAATTCCTTTTGGAGAAAACAAAGCAGATTATGTTGGAACATACATTGATAATAAGAATCAATGGCTTCCAAGATTATATGAACCTGGATCAAAATATAATCCAAAAGATTCTAGGTTTATGAATGAAAGATATTTTCAAATGAAAGCTTCTAATAGTAATGAATATAAATTACTAGAAGCTATTAAGGAATATCATTTAGAAAATCAAAAGAATCAAAGTAACTATAGTAAATTATATCTTGATATGCCTAGATATTCCATTAAGAAAATGGATATTTATCAAGCATTGCAAAAAAATACATATGGTCAAAGATTTTCTGAATTTGGTAAAACAGTAAAAGAATGGACTAATCAATTAGTAGGTAAATCTGTAATGGATTATGAGAATGATCTAAACTATGATCCTAAAAATAACTTAGTTAATACTGATTTAAATGGTACTGAAATTTCTTATGTTCCAGTGTCTGGTATTTATAATCTTGATATAAATGTGACTGATGCTGATGTATTTAGTACTTTATTTAGATATGCATTATCTATTCAAACACAAGGTAAACTCTTAGAAAGTTTACCACTTGTACAAAGTCTTGTAGATACATTAGAAGATCCTGAAAATGCACCAAAAGATTTAGAGAAATTTGATAAAAATGTATACAATCTAAAAGGTTTATTAAAGAATGCAAAGAAAAAATTTGCAAGTAATAATAGATTAGGGCAAGTTAAATCTTTAATGGAAAGAGAATATGCTGGTAAAAAAGTAGAAGGTCTTGAAGAAACACATCCCCGTTTAGGTAAATGGATACAAAATATTCAAGGATTATCTTCTATGGGGTCATTAGCCTTAAATATACAATCAGATTTAAAAAATAAATATGGTGCCTATGTTCAGTTAATAATAGAAGGAATGGGTTCTGAGTTTATTAATTTAAAAGATATTGCTCTTGCTAGACCTTGGGCTGAAAAAGCTATGTTAGAATGGACTACTAAAGGAATTTATCAAACTGGTCCTGGTGCTATATCTACACAATTAATTCAACTTTTTGATCCAACTTTTAAAGCTAAAGATGAATTTGGAAGAGAGATTGAAAGATCTTTAGTAAAAGATCTTGTAAATATGGAATGGTTATATATGCATAGAAAATTTGGTGAGATGCAAGTAGCTGTATCTTTATTTGGTTCATTTATGTATGGTCAAAAAATAGATCAAATTCTTGGAGATGGAACTAAGAAATCTATGAGATATATTGAAGCATGGGAAAAAGATGAAGATGGTATAGTTAAATTAAAGCCAGGTGTACATCCTGGATGGAGTCCTTTTACTGTTAAACATTCTTATGTTAAAGGTGAAACTTTGGAACAAATTGCTAAAAAGTATTATATACCTGTAGAAGAACTTAAAGCTAAAAATAGAATTAAATCTGAAATACAATTAGAAGATGGGCAAGAAATAATTATTTCTAAGTCTGAATTATTTCATGGTTTAAAAAATAGAATTCAAGGTACATCAAGAAAATTATTTGGAGCTTATGATGATATGGGACAACCTGAAGGTAATAAAAATTTACTTTACAGAATGTTTTTCTTTATGAGAAAATGGTTTACTCCAATGTTAATGAATAGATTTGGTTTTGATTCTAAAACAGCAACATGGACAAGAGGAGGAGAAAGATATGATTGGGCAACATCATCCTATGGTAAAGGTTTTTATGTAACAGCATTTCAAACAATGCTAAAAACTTTAAAATCAGGATTTAGAGATTATGCTTATTTAACTAACACAGAAAAAACTGCAGTGAGAAAAGCATCTGGTGAAGCATTTTTTACTATTGGTTTTGCTTTGTTAATAATAATGCTATTTGGTTTTGATCCAGATGATGAAGATAAATGGAAAAAACTTAAAAAAAGATCAGGAGCTATTAATGAAGATAATTTTAATACTTATGGATTCTTTGTAAATCATATGTTATTATTAACATTAGGGGTACAAGCAGAAACAAGTGCCTTTATTCCACTTCCTGCTATTAAAGGAGTAAATTTAGGAGCAGATGATTATGTAAAAATGATAACTCAAACTACAACTGCTTGGTATAATACTGTTGTTTTGTATATTGATATTTTTGGAGATGCTTTAGATTTTGTTACTTTTTCTGAAATGGATAGATACAAGAAAGATACTGGTCCATATTCTTGGAAAGAAAAAGATTCATTAAAACTATGGGCAAAATTACTTAAAACAGTTGGTGCATCAGGAAGTACAGGAGATCCTTCAACTCAAATTGAATTTTTAATAAAAAATAGTTCAGCTAAGGGTGGAGCTAGATAATAATAGTGGGCGCGAAAAAAAAAGGGGAACAGCCGAAGCCATTCCCCTTAAACTTAACACCTACATTATGAAAATAGGTTTCTTAAAAGAAATCTGAAGTATTATCTTCTTTTTCTTCATTATCTTCTTCAATACTAAAATCTAAAATATCAAAATTAGCTTTTGTATCATCAGTACTCATAGTACTAGCATTCTCACCTGTCCATTCTTGATTCTCATCAATTTCAAATGGTGTATCATCTTTTTCAACAATGTGTTGTTCTGTCCAGATATCAGCATCATCATCATCATCATCTCCTGGATCTGAAGTTACTGTATTATGAAAGTCAATAGATTCAAATGTATTTCCCATAGGATCTGTATAAGAAACTAGTATTTCTTCAGCTTCATCTGCATTAATTAATAAGTCTAATACTTCAACTACTTCAGCATGTTTGTATCTAAGATCTTCATCCATTAGATCTGCTTCTAGATCTGCTTCAGCTGCAGCAATCTGATCTAGTAAGTTAAGTTGATTAGGATCAACAAAAGCTGTCTCATCTTCTATAACTTCAGGAGTTGCTGGAACTATCTGTGTAGGTTGGGTCCACTGTTGAAAGTTATTTATACTTGACATAAAATAATGTAGAACTCTTTGGTCTTCCATCCAAGTTTTAGGATGTGAATGTTGAAGAGCTATAGTCACATAACTATAAAAAGCCCATAGACTATTAGAATCTGCAAAGACATGACTAGGTCTGTCCATCTGTTGTCTTATAATACTAGCTTGTTCAGTAGTAAGAATCTGATATTCTGCAAATAAAATACCTAACATTTGAGCTTGTCTTCTTTTGTTGAGAGTTATTCCTTTCATTATATCTTTATCTGCAGCTAACTGATTATAATACATATGAGCATTAGCTATTTGCTCTTGTATAGTTTTAATAGTTTCTTCATCAGCTGTTCCAGTATGTTTTCTGGCCCAACTTCCCATATCACCACAAACCATTGTAGTTCCTGTAAGATTAATATAAGCTCCTACACCACATTTAAACCTTACTTGTTTATTATAACTGTTTGTCCATACAAACATCATAGATAACTCAGGGTCAGAATTAAAACTTAATTTATGAATTCCTTGAGCAATCTGTCCATCAGCAGTGCATCTAAACTCCTCATCAAGGATTGAAAAACCTGCCGTAGCAAGTTCAGTATATACATAATCTATTACAGACTGGTGGCTAATTACAGTGTAAGTAGCAGCATGATTTGGTAAAGCCACACTTACTAAGTGGGCTTTGGTACATTCGGCAATTTTCTTTGGCATAATTAAAATAATTTTAGTTGTGTTATAATAGGCTCAAGATCAAGTATTTCCTTATTAATCTTAGCTAAATAGTAATCATAGTTTATATCATAGTCACTAAAAGGTTTTTCCTCATAGTTAATTAGTAGAGTCTGAAGCCACTTTCCTGCTTCTATCTGTATCTCTCTATTATCAGTATTATTTTTCTTAATTACCTTAACTCCTGTATTAGATATAAAGTATCTAATTGTTTGTTGTAATTTTTCTGTATTATAAGTTTGGTCTACAACTTCATGTTTATGAAAAGACCAATCTCCTTTAATTTTAACTCCTCCACAAAAATCAAATATGTTTAAATTTTCTTTTATAAACTTTTCAGGTTTAATCCCATTTACAAAGTAATTATAAACTCCTTGAGCAATAATTGAAAAACTTTTGTTCTTATGAAGAGCTAAATCAGCAAACTCAAATCTACCCTTACACTTAGTTTTACCTTTCTCAGTAATAGCAATGTAATTATTTACATCACCAAGAATAATCTTAGAATAAGTATCATGTTCAAGTTGTAAGCTTGTTATATCTTCCCATCTTTTACAAATTTCCATGTACTTGTCTACATATTCTCTTGGAATAATAGTTTCAAGACCATCTGTATTCTGCATTAATGGAATAGCATTTGGAATCTCTTCACAAATCATCTCATATAACATAGTAAGACTTAACTGACCATTAATAGTAATCTTCATAGTAAACTCTGGATCATATAAGAAGCTATTAGCATCATTACTTAATCCATAGGTTGAGTTTAGGATAATCTTATATACATAGTTCTTAGGATCTGCTTTAGGAATCTTCTTTCTTTCTTCAAAGAACCATTCATACAGATCATAAAATGCTTTCTGTGGTAAATGAGCAGGTGCCCATTTATTTCTGATAGCAAGATTAGGATAGAAGCTTGTGACATCTGAGGTCATAATAACCATATCATCTTCAGCTGTATAAACTTTACTAGACCGTGCCCCATGGATACCACCCAAACCATAATCAGTTTGGAGACCCTTATATCTTACAGAATACTTAAAGCCTCCTTTAGTTTCTCCTGTATAGATTATTACTTCTTGAAACTTCTTTAGAAGATTCTGAAAGGGAGCTGTTTTAAATTCAATATAAGGTAGTATGATATCTTTAACTACAATCTTATCTCTTTTAGTTCTCATCTGTCTAAGATCATATTTCTTTATACCAGTCTTTTGACTTAAGAAATGTAAAAACAATTCTTTAGAAATCCGTGGCTCAGAAGCAGAATATAAATCTATACCATATTCCTCTGTAAGTGTTCTTCTCAAATCAATATTGCTTTTACTAAGCATCATGATCTGTTTAGTAGACTTAACATCATTCCAACAGTATTTAATTATCTCTGGTATTTGATCTGCAATAACTTCAGTAGTATGATGAATAGGCATATCCATTATATTGTGCCAATCCATAGTATACTGAATCCATTTTAATGAACTTCTTTTGGCTGGATTATCCCAATGGTTTAATTTAAATACATCCAGTTGTCTAATATGCAAATCCCGCGGAGAGAATTCAGAGAATTCACCTTGGTTTTGTCTATTAATAATATCTTGTGCTTTATTATACAGGAATCTGGCAATAGTATCACCATCTTGTTCTAAAAGTTGTTCCTTGTTTCTTAATATGTGTTCAGTAATTTGACTATCAAAACTTAAACCATTAAAACTTACATGCCATTCACTATAAGCAATATTCTTTTCTAGAAAAGTTACCAGTTCTAGAATATCATTTTTACTTTCATGTGCAACAAATACTTCTTGGTCTTCAGATTTTGTGTCTTCAAAACAGGCTATGAAACAATTAGATAAAGTTTCATAATCCATAACATAGTTTGTCTTCATATGCTAGTTCAGTTAAGCTGTTCCCCCAATTAATTAATAAAAAAGTGGGTAGTTAGACTACCCACTTGGTAGTCAGATTATTTCTTTTCTTTTTTTGTTTCAGATACTTCTTCAGATGCAGTTGCCATAAAAGATTTATAGTCAAACTTTTTTGCATTAATAGCAAAATGTTCTATAATATCTGTTATACCTGTTTGATCTTCTAGATAGAATTCTTGAAATACATCAATTTTATTTCTATCTTGTTTTGTACCTTTTGATCCAGTAACTGGAAGACCATATTCATCTAATTTAGGAAGCATATGTAATGCAGTTTTTGTTATTTTCAAAATAACTACAAATACTTTTGTTCCTGGATCAAATATACATTCTACATAGGGACATGATTCACTAATAGGAATCATTCTAAAGGTTTGGGCTTCTTGCCAAGTTGATTGGACAAGGATCATTGATTTTTCACTCATTTATTGGTTTTTTAAGTTAAGTATAAAATTACTCTAAAATTTTTACATTTTGTAAATCTGCAACCTTAATTAATAAATTTTCTTTATCTAAATCAGGTTTACTACAGAGTTCACCTACTTCTTCTAAAAGTTTAACAGGTACATTTAATAATTCAGCATAGTCTTCATAATGTTCTTTAGGATTTAAATAACTTGATATATAAATATAATTACCACTATTTTTATCAAAAAAGTTTAAAATTTTATATTTTGTTTTATCATTAAATTTACTATACTTCCCATTACTAAATTTTAACCAATCATCCTTTAAATCAGAAAAGTCAAATATAAATATATTATTTTCATCATCTATTTTTATATAATCAAATAGTCTATTGTGCTTGAGCAAAATATTTTTTTCAAAATTTATATACTCATCATCATCTCTATTTTTATAGAGACATACTAATTTATTATCCTCGGTAGTATAAGCATCATTCCAACTAATATATGTTTCGCTGGGAATAACACTGCTTCCTCTTTTAATGTCTAAGAGCGGATATAAAAATATCTTAGATTTTTGGAAATATTTCCTATAAATAGCTTTAATTGCCATAATTTTTACAATTTTACATTACCAATAGCTAGTTCATATGGTAGAGTAAAGTCCTTGTTTTCATAATGATATTTAACAATATCTATTATTTTATCAAAGTCTCTCAACCATGCTGCTAGACTTTCTTGTGACACTTGGAAAGGATAAATCTGATTATATTTATCAACCACAATAAATGTTATCACTATATTCCAATCTTTTGCATCTTCCATTGATTTAATATACTCTTCATAGACTAAGTGGTAATACATGCAAGCTTGAATCCAATACTTGTAATACTTAACTGTGTCTGGAAAGTCTAATAAACCTTTTCCTGTTGTTTTTAAATCACTAATAAATATAGTTTTTGAGTTTTTATCTATAACTACATTGTCTAAGATTCCTTTATATCCAAATGGTAAGTTGTTTACATTATGTTTAAGTGGCAACTCATTAAACACTGTAATGTGGGTATCTGAAATTTCTTTGTCTAAATAAAGTAAAGCTCTTACCTCCAGATTGCTCTTAAGCATTGCTACTGTTTCTATACAGTTAGCATAAATTATAGGATCAACTAAGGCTTTATTTTGTTTAGTTTTAAGAAACTCAAAATAGTTTTTGTTTTGATCAGTAAGAATTTTATCAAGTCTTTGTTGATCAGTCTTTAGAGTTTGGTATAAGTTGCTATTTGAGAGATCTGTGAGTATTTCCTTTTGGAATTCCTCCAAAAGTAATGTATTATTTTCAATTGACAAGTAATTTTTAAAAATATTATCAATTAATATTCTATTACTATCTGTGGGAAACTTATCAGGCATTAATATAAATTCCTTTTCAAAGTTCTCAGGCTCTAGAAGTAAGCAGTGTAAGACCCTACCTCCTACAAGGTGAGGGTCTATACTGTCTTCTCTCTGATTTAAAACATAGTGTGAATAAAAACTTCTAGGTGAAAATAGTAGCTTATTAATGCTACTATAGCTAAAGTAAAATTTATTCTTGTAAAATTGTGTTAGTTCTTCAGAACCAATCAATGTCTGTAGATTCATTTGTGCTTGTTTGATGGTTATTTGATTCTTCTTCTTTATAAGTGGCCAAATCTTTTTCAGCTGATTCTTCTTCTTCAAGAGCTATTAACTCTGACTTGAGTTCTTTTCTCTCAATATTTGTAAATGCAGCTTCTATGAGTTCATCTTCCAAAACTTCCTCTTCAACTTCTATAGGATCCGGTCGTGTAGCAACACTATCTTCTTCAGGATTTATTAAATTAATAGATGTTAGATTTAGTTTGTCAAGATACTCTTTCTTAATAGTTACTTCTTTAACTTCAAATACATCATCATAATATATATTTCTGGTAATGTCACCACTATATTCCTGATATAATCTCTTAATCATATCTACAGTTAATAAACCTTTCTTGTCTATTATTTGAACAATGTCATCAGCATTTTGATTATTGACATCTCTTGGTTGCCAATTAAAATAAGTAAGCATAGACTTAAAATTCACATGATTCCTTGTATTGCTATTGTTTATCTTATATGCATTTTCAGATATTAGCATCAATAAATATAATATACTATCTTCATATTTAGAATTTGCCATAATCTCCATAGCAAGTACATGATTATCAGAATCTGAACTGTCAAACATATTTTTAAGTTGCAGGAAAACTTCTTCATCTATTGTTGTAGAATCATCACCATTAATGTTGCTTAATAATTCTGCTTCACTGTAAATAGTTTTAACCTTAACTGTATTATACATTTCACTGTAATCAGGGTCTATAGTATAGATATAAGAACTAGAATAATCATTTCTAGAACCCTTAGCTAGTACATTATATATGTCATTATAATCACCAAAAACATCTGTTTCTCCAGTGCTATCAATAGCAGTTTCTAAATTTTGAATATAATATCCATCATCACATGTTTCTTTAATTCTTTCTAATGCAAAAGTAGAACTAACTTTATAAGCCCATCTAGAATTAGTAATTTTTGCAATAGAGTTTCTACCTGCAAAAATTACATTTGCTTTAACAGGATCTCTTACAACCCTGATTCCTAAGTTTAATGCTAAATCTTTTAACTTAACTCTAGGAATATTAACTCCAGGTAATAAGTATATCATGTCTCCTTTTACAGGAACATATCCTTGTGCATTTACAATTTCATTAAGATCATCTGCACCTTCTAGAAGTTCTAGTTCAAAAGAACTAATTGATGTAGGATCTGCAGACTGATTAAGTTTTATATTTATAAATTGTTTCATATTGTTCAAATATAAAGATAGAAGGAGTATTACCTCCTCCTACCTTAGTTTTAATTAGTTTAATGTTTTTTTTAAAGGGGTAAATGTTCTATCACTGTTTTAGCTGATAGCCATCTTCACTACCTTAGTATTCTGCATTAGTTTAGCAAATTTAACTTTGTTACCATTTACTATTTCTTTGATCATATAATATCTAAGATCATTAGTAAATGCATCACATTCAGTAGTAAGTTTGGCTAATCTATCAGTAATAGCTGCTGGAACTGGTCCTCTTTCAGAAAGAAGCAATGAATAATTTATTAATCTTGTTGCAATTACGCTAGATATATCTGCTCTAAACTCATCATCTTTACCAACTGCACTTGTCAAAGCTCCCATTACATATACTTCATCTTTAGTCAAGACATCTTCCGGGGAAATAATCCTATCTAGTTTATTATTAATAAACATAGTAAACATAGAACTAAAATCTGCTCCAACAGAACCTTCACCAATCATTTGAATTAGAGGTAGGTCAGCCTCAAACTTTTCTATAGAACTAATAGCATTAAAGAAAGTAGTAATAGCTCTTGGATTTACCTTTTGAGTTACAAGTTCTGGATTCATCAACATAAAGTTAATACATCTACCATCTATCCTTGCAGTCTCAGCCCACTTAGACCATACATTAACATCATACTTTAGCTCAACAGAGATAAATCTAGTTTTCTGAGCTACATCCAAACTAGTAACATTATAGTCTCCATTATCTGGATTGGTAGTCAAGATAACATGCCAGTTCTTTGGAAGTTTCCAAGAAACATATTCTTGTCTATCTAAGATTTCCATGGTTGCTTGCATAAATCTGTGATCAGCTCTAGTGTAGTCATCTAATACTAAGAATCCACCCTCACCTTTACCTTGAATCCACTCAGGTGCAGCATGAGACATTCTCTTAGCTCCAACTTTATATCCTTTCTTCATAGCTGCATCTATCTGAACTTCATTAATCCAGGTAGACTTACCATCAGCATTTGTAATCTCAAATTCTTTTACAGGAAAACCAACTAAATCACCTAATTCTTCTAACTGAGATAAATTAAGCTTTACAACTTGCATATTCATTTCTTTGCCCAACTGCATAATAGCAGAAGTCTTTCCAAGACCAGCATCACCTTCTATATTAATTGCTACAGGAACTTTACCTTCAGCTTGAATATGTTGATTATTACCAACCATATGCTTTATAAAACTTTTTAACTCTTCTACATTCAATTGTACTTGATTCATACTTTTTATTTTTATAGTTCTAATTTTATTACTTTACCCTTACACTTAAATCCATGTGCAAGAGCTTTTCTAACTGTGCCTTCATTGGCATTTAATAATAGTGCAGCTTCTTTAATACTTGATACAACAGTTGTTTCAACCCCATCAAATATGCTAATCTTCTTAATTGAATATGGTTTTCTATTTCTTTTAGAAATACTTGATATAACATCAAACTTTTCTTTTCTCCACTGGTATCCTCCAGCAGATTTAGTATCACCCTTTGCAGCATCTCCTATAGATGTTGCATTTCCATTAATAGCTAAAGCAGCTTCTTTTATTGTAACATATTCATTTACATAATTACCTTCCAAAGTATACTGATATACTTTTACTGAAGCATGATTTTCTTTACCTAACCTCTTATTTGTGTTAGCCATACTTAACTTTTTTCTTGTTTCAATACTTTTTGCATGTGTTACAGGATTCCTCTCTACATTTACATCACAGTCATAGTACTCAATATAATAAGCTTCTCTTTCTATATAATTATCACAAATTTCAACAAGTTTAAAACTGATATCATTAGGATATTTATTGTAGATATTTTGCAGAAAATCATTATAATGCCTTCCTCTTCTTAAAGTAAGTACATGTTGTTTATACCTATTATACAGATTAACACTGCTTCCAATGTATTTGTGAGAATTACACTCAATAAGGTATACTCCAGATTTTTTAACCAAATCTTCTTTTAGTGTTGATAATTTCATATACAAATATACACATAAAAAATGTGATCAAGTAATTAAATTGGAATTAAAGTTCAAGTTTTATAACTTTTCCGGGAAGATCATCATTCATTTGTGATCTTTCTGACAAAACCCAAAGAACATGTCCCTTTGGTTTTACACGTGTATAGCATTCTCCATCAGTAAAATATACTAAACTAGTATATCTCTTTTGATTTTCATTATAATATTCTAAGACAGGATCAAATTCTGTTCCTCCTCTTCCTAATACAACTATTTCATTTTTACCTTTATAAGGCTCAATAGATCTAATAGAAGTATCACATTGAATTATAGTAATATCTACTCCTGCTTTATAAATATGATGAATCTCATTCATAAACTCAAGTAGTTCATCATCATTTACAGATTGTGAAGTATCTACACCTAACAACATATGTTGTTTCATCTTAAGTTTAAGACCAGGACTTTCAGGGAACTTTCTATTCTCCTTTCTTCTTATCTTCTTAGTAAATACTTTTGTACTAACACCAGTAAACCTTCTCATATATCCTCTCCAATCAAACTTAGGTGCAACTATTTCTTCAATAGTAATTACACCTTCTATTTCTCCTGGAATATTTCCTCTTTTCTTAATGGTCTGTTCTTTAGCATCTGATAAAACTTTCTGTATCTGTTTATCTATTAACTTTTTCTCAGCTTCACTAAGATCATCAAACTCTTCCCAGGTACTATGATCAGGGACATCCCCATTTTCTATATCATCTAGTAACTTATCCATAGGTTCATTACCACAAGTACCATTCTTATCTTTTTCTTGTTGAAGCTCTTGTAGTTTTTTATAATAATATCTACAACCTGCTTTATAATCAAGATTAAGATCTTCATAATCTTCTATCATGATACCACCTTTAGGTAACCAATCAGTATCAATATATTGATTGATCTCCATATCCATAGCCACATTAGCTAGTTTTTTATCACTAAATGAACCAAAACTTGTTAGGTGACCAAAAGCTATATGTAAGAGCTCATGTTTTAACAATCCAAGTTGATGTTCTTCACTAAGACTTGTCCAAAACTCTTCATTTATTGCTAACTGGTAATTAATACCATTCTTACTTACTCCCGCTGTAGGTAAATCTTGTCTCCATGTTTTATTTAACATAATTAGAAAGAACCCATAATAGGGCTCTATTAACATTAATTCTTTTGCTATTTTGCTAAGACTTTGTACTTTGTCCATCTCTTAATTTTATATTAATTTCAAATTTGTCAGCAGGATATCCCATCTGACCTAAAAATCCAATCATACTTTCTGTAAATAACTCCATAAAAAGTTCTATAGATTGAATACTAGCATTATTCTTTATCATGTATGATAAACATCCTCCACTAGATAATGCAGTATGAACACCGTATAGAATTTTATTTAATACTTTTTCACACTTAGGACAATTAGTTTTCCAATCTTCAGGAGTAACATTTCCAAATTTATAGAGTACAATTAGTTCTCCTATATACTTTTTTGTGTCAACTTTTTTTAAAGATTCAAATGCTATTATAGCATTTTCTTTATCAGATGACCTTAACATATTTAATAAGTTTTTTGTTTCTTCTTTGTTAAAAATCATTAGTCTTCAATTTTTAAAGTTTTTATCATCCACTCTGTAGGTTTATTTATATTATCCACCCACTCTTTTGCACTTGGAATATATCCATTGCAATCTTCCTTTACATGTTGTTCTCCAACATATCTTGTGTATACTTTTTTGCCATCAGAATTTTCAAAACTTGGTCCAAACTTTTTTTCACATTCAAATATTCCTTCACTGTGGTGTCTAAACATTCTGTGTTTAGAATGACCTATCCAAGCTTTAGTTTCATCAAACCAATTATGAATCTCTATGTAATCAATTGGAAAACCTCCCCACTTTCTAGCAGAAGATTTTGCATGTTCCCATGGATGTGACATTATTCTAAAGTTTTATTAATTAAATTACCATCATGATTATATGTTTCAGTTTCAGTAAAATAAATATTATTATTAATTTTATAGTTACCAGAAGGAATAGCAATAAGTACTGTTCCAAAACCACCTTCATTATTCCACCAATCTTCTATATTATCTAAGATTTTTGAAGTAGCAAAGTCTTCTATATCTGAATAAAAAGATGTACTAAGATCTCTTAAATTAAGAATATCTTCACTATACTGATCTAAACTTTCTAAATCTTCAAGAAATGTTACTTCTTGTGTTGTATATATAATATCATCAATTGCACCTGAATCTCCTCCACCTGAGTAGATTACTTTAATTCCGGTCACACCAAGGTCAGCCAACTGTAATAGAAGGCCTGTCATATCATTTTCTGTCATAGTTATTTTGTTTTGTAAAATCTGCCAAGAATATTGGCATTTAAATAATTTTCTTTTTCAAGCACTTCATATTTAAACTGGTGCTTTACTTCTTGATAAGTTAGTTCAGTTGCTGAATAACAAATCATTAAGATCTCTCTTTTAATAATTAAACCTGCTTTGTGAGCTTCTTTTAGTTGTTGATTACTACTGTAGTAATTCATAAAACTAGGTTTAATATCTCTAGTATATTTTTTTAATCTTTTATCAATAACAAGAGCTAAAGCTTTTTTACCAAGTTTCTTTTTTACATTAGAAAAGAAATTCTTTTTGCCTATATAAGCATAAGTTTTTCCATTTAATATTACAGACATATGATAAATAAATCCAACACCCCCTTCAGGAATGTCAATTTCTATAAACTCTTTACCTTTGTATATCCAACTCATAGTAGTACATTTCTTAATAAAGGTAGTAATTCTTTTCTTACATTTTCAATTCCATGAACTTTAATAGAATCAGATAAATCTTTTTCCATCTTTAAAACTACATAATCAAAACCATACTTAGACTTATACTTTTCAGCAGCTTTAATTCCGGGCTCATCATTGTCAAAAAGTAAACAAATCTGTTTACACTTAGAACTTATAGAACTCATAATATTTTCTGGGATCATAGTATTCTCACTGTCTGGTGCAATAGCTTCAGAATTAACAAACTTTAACTTATTATATGCCATCAAATCTTTAAGAGATGAAGTTATAACAAGAAATGGTTTATCATATGTAAGCTGTTCAGAACCTTGAATATAATCTCTTACTTTAATAAACTTACTGTCTTTTACTTTAGGTTGATATATTTTATATAATGTTCCATCTTCTTTAAAGTAACCATAGATATAATTACCTTTGATAGTTATACTAGACAAAACTTCATTTTCATCTGTTTTTTGCATAATATAATATTCTAATGGACTAACATTATATTTTTCTAATAATTTAGAACCAATCTTATATCCCATCCAATATTTTTGGTCAAGAGTATTCCAGTGCCTAATTTCAAAGTCAGTAACTTTGTATCTGCTCTGTTGTTTATAAGAATTTATAGGGTTAATACCATTACTTAAAACATATTGATTGTAATCTTCTATTATTTTAAAAGATGCATGTCCCCTAGTAGGTAGATTAAAAAGATTTTGTACAAGACTTAAACCATCACCTCCAATTCCAGAAGAAAAGTCTTTAAACTTATAGATGTTATTTCTATCCATGTAGATACACATAGAAGGAGTTTTCTCACGTAAATTAAATACAGATTTTATTTTAAGGTCTTGACCTGTAAGTTTTTCTGTTAAATTAAGATAGTGTTCAAATATCCACTCTCTTGGCACATCTGCCAAATCATAAATTAAATTTTTTGTTGAAATCATAATAACCCATTTTAAAAATATAAGGGGAATTAGATAACTCCCCTTATATAAGAGGTGTTAGTCTAAACTGAAATCAGAAGAACTTTTAGTTGGAGTTGAGAAATCATCATCATCACCAAATCCTTTTACTTCTTTTACTTCAATTTTCTTAAGATGTTTAGTTTCATCATAAGTCATTACATTATCACCATATGCATACTTTTTATTTTCTGCTTTTGGTAACCACATATCAAAGTTAATATAACCTGTTTTGCCTTCATATTCTTTTCCAGCAACACAAAAGTCAATATATTTATCTTTATATGGTTTTGCTTTATTTAATGCATCAACAAATTTCTCTATAGTTGCATGTTTACCATCTTCATTAATAAACCAATCATAAAACTCAAATGCTTTAGACAATCCTTGTAAAAACATAAGGATAGATCTATCTCTTTGAATCTTAATACCTGATTTAGTTTCACCATCTGCATAAGCATATTGGCTAGCTTTTACTCTACCAATCTGACCTGCATAATGACCTTTGCTTTCATTATCCTTATCAATCATAAATCCTGTAAAACCTTCAATTGGTTCTGTTTCTACATGTAACATAAGATGTTTAGCATTATCAATAAACTTAAAATCTTCTAGCTCAATGCTATTAATCTTTAGTAAATGATTTCCTGGACTAATTGTTTTTGGTTGTCCTGCACCACCTGTTCCTAAATCTGTTGTACTTAATCCCATTTTGTTTTTGTTTTTAATTATTAATTATATGTATACTTTATCCCAGTGAATATTTAGTTCACCTTTTTCATTCATCTCAGAAATTACTATTTCTTGATCTCTTAAGTGCTCTGGTCTTGCACCACATGTTACTCCATCATTAGTTTTAAAACTTAAAATAGTTTGATTGTCTTTTCTAAACATATACCCAATTGCATCAGCGTTTGCACAAATCAAAGATTTTATTTTACCTGTTAAATCTATATTAGCAGCCATTACCATCTCACCCTTATCATCTACCTGTTTGTCTTTAATATGACCTGATAAAATAATATGGGGTGCTAAAGTATCAATAAAATCTAAAACCTGAAAGAAAGCTTGCCTTAAATATAAATATCCAGCACCATTAGCTAAAGTGAGAACATTTGTTCCATCATACTTACTACCCATTGGTGTTTGTTTATATAATTTGACAGCTAAAGGACCGATCATGTCTTCTAATGCAGTTACTGTATCTATAGTAACATATTTATAAGGACATCCTGCTTCTTTAATAGCTTTACCTGCATCTAATAAATCTTGTAAAGAATTTATCTTGATTTTAAGAGCTTCTACATATTCAGAACCATTTTCCAAATCTAAAATTAGATTATCTTCTAGTCCTGCAAATGCAGTTGTTTTACCTGTTTTAGGCTTTGAGTAGATAATTAATCTTTTAGGATTATTTCTTTCTACTTTTACTTTTTTAGTTGGAAGAACTATACTCATATTAATTTAGTTTAGATAATGCAATTGATAAATCTTTAAAAATTTCTGAAATCTTTAAAAGAAGTTCTGATGCTGTTTCTGACTGTTTTCCATCTAAATTTAAATTTGTTGGTGTAGTAGCATATGCTTCAACAAAATCAGGAAAAAGAGTTGGTGATGACTGTAATTTAGGCAATGAATCTGCTATAGCTTCAGCATCAAGTTTTCTCTTTTCCCATAGATTATAGGTAATTTGAGAACCATCAGCTAAAATAGCAACTAATTCAGATGTTGGGATTACATAAGCAACATAACCTGTTCCTGATTTACCTAATCCTTCTTTAGTTTCATACTCTTCAGCAAAATAAGGATTGTAAGTATATTTAAATAGTTGTCTATCTGTACTAGCAGGGACTAAATCTATTTCTTTATTATTACTGTCTCTAATAATATCAATCAATTCAATAAAGATATCATTACCCTTATTTAGCTCTCCTTCAAAAAGTTGGATTTGTTTACCAAATTTACCTTTTGAAAAGAAAGCAGTTTTTAATGCAAATGTTGGATCTGCTAGTTTGAGTTGCTTAAACTTTTCCATATGGAAAGTATAAAACTCATTTTCTTTTTCTTTTCTGTTCATATATTTGTATTAATTATTACATACTTTGTGGTGGAAAATCTATCTCCACTATTCTTATAGTAGATCTATCAAGTTTACAAAAGAATAAACCTGTTAGGCCATTTCTAGATTTAAGAAAATGGAAAGCTAAAAGCTCTTCATCATTTACTATATATCTTTCAGGACCATAAAATCTTATTTTTCTTGAAAATGGTTTGTTAATACCTATTACAACATCTGCATGTTGAAGTAAAGCATCAGCACCAAATAAATCAGAATCTAATACATAATTACCATACTGGCCATCTTTAGATCTATCAGGATGATCAATATTTCTATTGAGTTGACTAAGAACTATAAAAGCTATAGGATATTTCTTTTTCATCTTTGTAAGAGCTTCTCCTAATGAATAGAGCATTTCAAACTTATCTTTTTCTTGTTTTGCAACTCTAAATAAAGATGAGTGATCTATAGTAACTAAAGTATTTATATAATCATATATTGGGAAATCATTATTATCAACACTTTTTTGAACTTTGTGTTGTTCCATATAAGCATGTATAGTTGCACACATTTCATCTACAGTACAGGGATCATATATTACATCAATCACATCTGTATGTTCTGTTTTCTCATAAACTTCTATACACTTTTGGAAAACAGCTTTGTCAACTAGTTTTCCTTTACTCATTAGAGTATTGTAATCAGAACCTGTATTCATAGATAGTTTTCTAATACCATTGGTTTCATCAACCATTTCAAATTGAAACTTTAATACTCTAAAGTCTTGGTCTGTGTTTTCTGATATAACATCATTAACCAATTGCTCCATAAATAAAGTTTTACCAACTCCTGGTCTAGCCCCAACTACAGTAATTGTCTTCCACTCAAGACCATCACAAAATGCATCATTAAATCTAACCCAAGAAGTTTTTAAGGACTTTAAATCTCCCTGTCTTCTGGCTTTAATTTTTAGAATAGCTTTTCTTAAAGAGTCTCTTTCACTAATAGGCTGATAAGCCCGAGCTCCATTATACAAATTTTCCATAAAGATTATTTTTCAAAAAGACTTATTGTTTTTTCTTTTGAAATATTATACAATAAGTGAAGTATGGTGATCATACTTTCAATTACTAAGTATTCCCAAATTGATATTGGAAATATAAAATTGTGGATAACCACATATGCAAACAAACTACTTAAAACTGCAATGAGTAGTAAAATCCCTCTTGACTTCCAATTCATAATCTCCTCTCTTTAATAAATACTACTTCATCATCTAACACATTATCAATCATATTGCAGTAATCAGCTAATTCAGATTCCCAAGTTTTATCAGCATTTTGTTTTCTAATAAAATATTGAGAAGTTCTCATGTAATCATAATTCTTTAAACTGTAATCATATATATACTTTTTTGTTGCTTTAAAAATCATATCCCAATCATATTCATAATTCTCAAAGAACCATCTAAAAGAATTTTCTAGGTTTTTAGGATTTACTCTTGCATATTTTCCACTAGATAGTTTTCTATTAGGAAATATCTCAACATAAATGTTTATGTTGTTAGTAAAGTTGTCGCCCAGTAAATCTTTAGTTGTTTTCTTTTTAGCCCTCTTAAAGAAGCTATCTATTTCAGTTATAAAGATAATACTTTTACTTGTTAATTGCAAATTTTCTTCTAACCAACCCTCTTGTTTTAATTTTGTTACAGCTAAACTACTACTAACAAAATTATGAGGTTTTGTACTATTTTTAATACAATGTAAAACATAAAAGCTATTAGGTGTTAATTCTTTTTCTATAAGTTTATTAAATATTTCTTCCATGTTTACCAAATTATATCACTATTATGATATTTTTTTACTAATAATTGTGTTTTTAAAAATACATTATCAGAATTCCAATGTTTTTGTTTTGTATAAGCTGCACTAGCAGGATGACTTACAAAAAGTTTATGATTATTATCTCCGGTAAGATCTGCCCATTCTTGAGCTTTTTTACCCATGTAAATATATACAATATTTTCTTTATTATGTGTTAAATAATCAAGTAAATATGCTGTAAAATCTTTCCAAATATCATAATGACTACCAATTTTACCTACTTCAACTGTCAAAGATGTATTAAGCATTAAAATACCTTGGTTTGACCATCTCTTTAAATCTACATCTGTAGAACCAGGATTATCTCCATAAATAGTTTTATTTACTTCTCCTAAAATATATCTTAAACTAGGCTGTAATGCATTAGTATTACTACAGCTAAATGATATTCCATCAGCAACTCCTAATTGTGGATAAGGATCTTGTCCTATTATTACTATTTTTAATTTATCTAATGGACATTCTTCAAATGCTCTAAATACCTGTTTTAGAGGTGGAGTAAAATTTTTATCTTCAATAGATAAATTATACAATTGCGTAAGTACTTTATCAAAGTCTCCACTAAATATAAATGGTTTAAGTTTTTGTCCCCAACCTGATGGTTCAAGTTTATCAAACATTTTTTGTTTAATATCCTCAATATTTATTTTTTCTTTCATATATTTGTTAAAATTTAAAGTTTATGACCAAAATTAAAGAAATCAAAGATGATGCTATTATAAAAATAGAAGTTAATAAAGCTTTTTATTTAATGATAAAATCATTATCTCTTTATCTTTTTACTAGTATAACTAATGAAGATAAAGATACTTATCTTAAAGATCTTTTATCTAAAGAATATAAAAATCTTGATGATCTTCAAAAAAATATTTATACAGTTATTTTATTACTTGCAGAAATTGAAAAACAAGGAACTGCACAAAATATGTATATAGAAAAAGAAGTAGAAGAAGTTACTAAGATAAATTAATATTATATAATTCTCCTATTTCTATACAAGCTTGAATAGCTAATACTAGTTCATCTTTACTACAATCTGCAAAAGATTTAAGAACTATTGCTCCACCACCATCATAAGCTAAACCACATTTTTGTTTAACTAATACTTTCATTTCATCAAAAGTATATCCTGATTCAAGAGCTAACTCTCTAATACAGGCATGTATTTTTGCTAATTGTGCTACACTTTTATCACTAGAAGTAAGCCCTATAAACATCTCTACTTCCTGACCTTCTGGAAGTTTATCAAGAAACAATTTATAATTTAATTTTGATTTATCATTAGGATAAACTAACTTTCCACCCTGTTTAACTAATTTTACTGTAAACATATGATTATTTTTTTGTATATTATATAAGTATGACAAAAGCCATTAATAAAAAAGGATGTCCTGATAAAAACACAGACATTGTGTTTGAATACTTGGAAAAATTTCCAGAAGCTCCATCTAAAACTTTAGCTAGAAAAATTTATACTGAAAATGTTGTATTTTTTAATTCATTTGAATCAGTATATCTTAAAGTAAGATATTATAGAGGACAATCAGGTAAACTAAAAAGACATAATATGAATCAAGGCCCAAATAATAAATTCATAAAAGAACTAAAGACCAAAGTTATGCCAAATAAGCTTACTTTACCAGAATCACATACAAAAACACGTAATCAATTTACTTTTCCTACAGGATGTATGAGATTAGGTGTATTTGGAGATGTTCATATACCTTTTCATGATATTACAGCCTTAGAAACTATGTTTACTAAGTTTGAAGAAGAAAAAGTAGACTCTATATTTATTAATGGAGACTTGTTAGATTTCTATCAGCTATCATTCCATGAGAAAGATCCAAGAGTAGTACATTTTAAAGATGAGATAGAGGCAGGAAAAGAATTCCTGGCTTATGTCAGAGATAGGTTCCCTGATATTCCCATCTATTACATTACAGGTAACCATGAGAATAGATTTGAAAGATACCTTAGAATTAAGGCATCAGAACTATTAGACATGGATGAGTTCAGATTAGATGTTATTCTTCAAGTAGCTGCACATAGAATAGAATTTATTCCTTTTAGAAGTAAAGTAGTATTTGGTGATTACACTATAGAACACGGAGATAAAATACCTGGTGCTGGTGGTGTAGTACCTGCTAGAACACTTCTAATGAGACTTAAGTCTAATTCTATAGTGAATCACTTCCATAAGTCTAGTGAAAGCTCACAGAGAGTTTATGGAGTAGGTGAGCCAACTACAATTAAAGCATATAGTTTAGGATGCATGTGTGATCTTGCTCCTGAATATATGGAAATAAATGAATGGAACCATGGCTTTGCTATACTAAAAAAAATTAAAGACAAAGTCTCAGTGACTAATTACAAAATAGAAGGTAATACCATACTATAATGTTTCTACCAGTAGAATTTAAAGATAAAGATGGTTCTTATTATGAGCAACTTAATGTTACTCACATTACTAGAACATCATTTATAAATAGAATGAATCCTGATGCAGGATCTAAAATTCATATGAGAACAGGTGAGGTATTAACCACATCTGTTCCATATGATATATTATCTACAGCTATTGATGAATGCTGGAAATCAGCTGCATCAATGATTATGTTTTCTATTTTAGCAGAAAAAGCTAAAATCTTATCTGTTAAGGATTTAGATCTTGAAGATCTTGAGCCATCTGCTTCAACAGAATAATACTTTCTTTATTTATAGTTGTTACTGCCCAGTCAGGGTTAAATACTTCCCAACCATGAGTAGTACTATTATCACTGTCGGTAGAATCTAGTTCTAAACCTTCCATTAAATATAAAGAATAATAATAGTAATCATATCCATTATTGCTTTCTTCATCTGTGACTGTGATTTTATTAAAACCAAGGTCAATTAAGTCTTGTTCTGTCATCAATTAAAGTTTTAGTTATTTCTTTTGCAATATGCTTTGTACATTTAAATCTATTCTGAATGTACTGAGCTAGTAATTTAGGAAAATCACTTTCTGGAAATAGTTTAATATACTTTTCCATTTCAAGTTCCATTACACTAGTAATAAAAGTTTTTTGAATCTTAGTCATATCATCTAGCTTTCATAGTTTGTGTAAATACATCATGATTTAGTATTTCATTAGGATATGCTTCAGCTATTTTTGAATATTCTTCCTTAGCTTTATTATATATACCATGTTCTTTTACTCTTAATTGTCTAAGACTCATAATAGCTAAAGTTACTATACTCATGTTATCTTCATCTTCAGATTCCATCATACTAATTAAATTTTGAATTTCAGAATCATTAATATAATCAAATCTTTTAAGCAACTGTAATTCAGCCATATAAATAAATGGTTTCCAGTATCCCTCTTTTGTACCTTTATCATACATATACCAGAGATAGTTTAAGTTACTTAAGTTACCATCTGCTCCTTTAGTAATATTATAATGTTCTTCTACAATTTCTTTTGTAAGACTTTTCATTTCTTTGGTCATTCTTCTAAATTTAAATTGTAATCATTTAAAATTTCTCTTATAAATTCCCGAACCTTATCAGCCATATCTTGTTCTTCTGGTGTAGCTTCTCTATTATCAATAACAGCATATTTTGTGGCACTCCTTAACTTTTGATCAAGATCCCACATAGCAATTTTCCATTTGTATCCATCTAATGCTACTCTAGCATCATTACCTTCTTCTTCAGAGTTAAACTCCAGGATTATTTTTCCCATCTTGTCTATATTTAATTTCTTTTCTAATAATGTCAAGGTGCCAATCTGCACCACCATAGTCAAGTACTGCCAGTAGATAGTCATCATCCATATCAGCTATAGGTATCCATGTTAATGGATCTCTTCCACCTTTACCTCTACTTCCTCTTACTGCATACTTCCGGACTAACTCATAGTCATCATCTGCATAGACATAATAAGTTTCAATCTTATCCATATCTACTGCACCATATCTTCCATAGTCATTGCCACCATCTGCCATAGCATTATTTGGGCAACCACATGTTACATAGTCATGTACTGTTCTACTTACTAATACCTTATTACACTCAAGGCATTTTACTGAGTTATATACTATCTGTCTCATCTTCTTCTCTATATGTTAAATATTCATTATATCTTTCTTCCATAGCTTTTTTATCCCAATACTTACCACAAGCTAATTCATCTGCTATATCATACCCAAAATCTATTATCTGCTCCTTCTCCATTTCTATAGCTTTATCCCAACATTCTTTATTGTATTCAAAATGTTTTTCTGTCCAAGGTTCAGATAATAAGTTGTCCAATAACCATTCTACTGCTGTTTGTTTCATTGTTCTTGTTGTTTAATCAATTCATCCTTCCACCATTGTTCTTGTTGTTTAGTCAATCCATCCTTCCACCCTCTCATATATTCTGCATGCATTTGTTCTTTCTCTGTATCTTCTGCATAGTCAAATGATATACACCATTCATCATAGTCAAATGGCTCATCTTTTTGTCCTTCTAGTATTCTTTTAAGTAACTGTACTGCTGTTTCTTTCATATCATTTTTAGTTAATTATGGAGATTAATACTTAATTTTCATACTTTGCGCTCATTTTACTTAATTTGCACTCAGTTTTATCATTTTTATTTAAGATATGGGGCAATTTTTACCACTTATCCTTTATCAAAATGTCACATATATTAGCTAGAATTGTGACAAAAAGGTATAAATAGCTAATATATTAGTCACATTCCTTTTGCAATCATATTTATTATTTCTTCTCTTATTTCATCACTTAGTTTATAAGGTAAACTATATTCTTCTTTATTTTCTAATCTACATCTTTCTACTTCTTCCCATAATGACTGATCATCATAACAAATAGGTTTTTCGTCATTAGTGGCTTGGTCATTTGCACCATCAGGATCTCTTTCATATAAATACCAATCAATCCAGTCTGCTCCTTCTTTACCATAATAAACTTTAAATAAAGTGTCTATTACATTACTAGAGTCATCTGTAAAATTAATAAGATCTATACCTAATGCATATAATTCATCAAGTTTTTTAGATTTATTCCTGAGCTTATCAAGAATATGTATAAATACTTCTTGTTTCATTTTTTTCTTGTTTCTTTATAATCTATAATAAATCCTACTGCTACAATTATATTCATACCAAAGGACATTAATATCTCATGGATGTCAGCATATACATTCATTGATAGATGTACATGACCAACCATCCAAAAAGGTATGGATAAGTTTTGGCTTACCCATACCAATAGATATTTTACAAAGTGTTTCACTAATTAGACATAAAATTATAAGCAGCTGTGCTACCTGACATTTTAAACTCATATGTTTCTTCACCACAAGTTATATCATTAAGTCTTACTTTTACTAATGAAGCATTTTTAAAACTAGATAACATTTCATGTGTTTTCAAATTATCTACAAAAAATACTGTTTTCTTACTTTCAGTAATATAACAATCTTTAATATTATATTTTTGATAAACTCCATTAACTAAAAAAGAAATATCTACACTAACTTTTTCATCACATACATAAACACCACCAATATAAAATGATATTTCATTTTTATAATTTTCAAGTTTTAACCATTGACTATCATCAATATTTGTATATGCAATTTTATATGGATCATCTAATCCATTGTCAATCTTTTCATATGCCCATTGTGCACTTGCTGTATAACTAAATGATAGTCCTAATATTAATAATACTATTTTCCAATTATTCAAATACTCTTTATTTTTCTTTCTAGCATATATACCAAGAGGTAAAAGAATAAATCCAATTAAAATTGGTAGTGTTAACAATCCTAAAATCATACAAAGTGTAGGTACATTTTTCTTAGCAAACCATGGCTTTGCATCTTCATTATTTTTATTAGCAATAGTTTCTAATACAGCACTATACTTTTTATTAAATTCATCATCAGACATTACAATAACTGAAGATAAATGATTTACTAGATCCATAAAGTGATGATTTGCATTCTGCAATTCAACAGCATTATCAAAAGAACCTATCTTTCTTCTTATTTCTACTGTTACTTCTGTTGAAGTTTCTGATTTTTTTACAAGATTAAAGTCAATATATACACCAAGAGATAAAAATTCTGAGCATTCTAAAGTTACTTGGTTAAAAATAGCATTTACTTCAGTCACATTATATTTAGTATCAGATGCTGCAGTAATCTTTGGTATGCTCTTCATTACTTGGTCAATTGGAAATTCAATTGTTATTGTTTTCTTTGGATTTGGTAGACTAAACATTTATTTGGTTTTTTAGTAGTTTATAATTAATTTACTGATGGTGCACAATCTTCTGATCCTATGCAAGATCCATCACATTTACATATATACATCATATGTCTTCTTCATTTTGTTCTTTCAGGAATTGCTCTTCTTCATGTTGTTTTTGTAACTCCTTAAGTTGCATATACTGTTCTAATGTTAAAGATTCTAAATCTCTTTCCAACATTTCCATATATATTTCTTTCATTCTTCCCATAACTTTAAATATTTTTCAATTACAGTTCTCCCAGCTATATTAATAGTACCTGTTTCTTTTACAGATGTATAATTTCTGAGTTTTTTATAAGTAGGTTCACTTAAAGTTACTACAACTGTATATAATCTTTTTTGCCTATCTAATTTAATTTTTTCAGAAAAAATATAAGGAAACTTTTTCATATAATCTGCTGCTGCAGTTATAAAACCTTGATTATTTATTTTAATTAAATTAGCTGCTTGATCTTTAGAAGCATGTACTGTACATCTATCTATATTAGTAATTGATGCAATATGTTCTTCAGTCATATTATACTTGTGTGATAATATACCAATTAGATAATTTCTTTTATCTAAATATTCTCTTTTTCTGTGAGGTTGTAGCATACTTACTAACTCATCCTCAATATCTTTTGCTGTATACATATTAAATAAAAAATGGAAATAATAATCCTTTAATTTCACCTACAATAGGTCCAATAAATAAAGAGGATAAAAAACCATGATCTTGAGAAAATTCATAACAATAGTATGCAGCATAAATTTGTGCAACTAATAGATACAAAAGAACTGCATACAAAGGATATCTCCTTGTTTCTTCAGTCATGATAATAAATTTAAATTAATTCTAAGTCAGCTTCTTTAACTGTGACTTCTTCTTCTTCTTTCATATTAGACAGGATATCTAATGGTAAGAATCTTGCAGCATCATATAACTCATAGGGAAAAGATTGAGATGAGAGTTGTACTTCTTTAAGAAGAACTCCATACTTGTTTTTTTCAAGTCCCATTCTTACTATTCTAGTAATAGTATAGGTAGTACCTTCAGTTATCCATTCTGAATCTGGTATTTTTTTTGGTTTATCTGAACTATCAATACAAATGGCCCTCATAGGATTCTATCATTACTTTGATGTCCAAAGATATTAAAGTTTGTGTTAATTCAAACATTTCATCCCAATTTCCATTCTTAATACTGCATTTACCATTGGTATGTGCAATTAATGCACATTGTTCTGCTTGTATAGGTTCATAAGTACAAAACCTTATTAAACAAGCCATAATGTACGGGAAATCATGCACATCATCATTATACATAACTACTTTATATTGTCCTGGTATTTCCATAATATAATATAATCAATTATAAACTAATATTATAGTTTTTCCAAAGTATTTTACTTTGATCAAAACCTTCTAATGCTTCTTTACACCACTTCTCATCAACTGTCCCCATATAACATAGTATGTGTACAATAGATTTATCATCAGGATTTAACCGGAGCAATCTTCCTATTCTCTGACTAGCCTTACGCTCATTTCCATATGCATGCATAATAATACCTTGTTTAAGATTAGCAATATTAACACCTTCATTCAACTGCATAACAGTAGAAAGTTTTGTAATATTACCAGCCTTAAAATCTTCCAGATTTTCTTCAGATTTAGGATTATTACTATGATAACTATGAGTACACAATCTATCAGCTTGATCTTGAGTATTAGCAAATACAATACATTTAGTATTAATATTGTTCATTAGTATTTTAGTGTATTTTTCTTTACTAGCATACTCCATCATAGCTTTCATTCTCATTACTCTAATGATATGTGCAGGACCGGAACCTGTATCAATTCTATTACTCCAATAATTATAATTCAATTGTTCAGAAGTAATAAAAGACTTAGTTTTCATATCTACAGCATAATTCTTTGCAGTACCTAGTTCTAATTCATGTACTATGATCTGGTAATCATTTAGTATTCCATTTTCTATAGCTTCATCTGCTTTAAAAGTATATACTACAGGACAAAATTCCTGTACTAATTTACCTTTCTCAGAATCTTTATATTTTGGTGGAGTACCAGTAAGACCTAGTATCTTTCCTTTAAAGAACTGTAAAAATCCTCTATGACTATCAAGTAATGAATGAGCTTCATCTAAATACACAGCATCAAAGTCACCAGGGTTATGTTTATTTAAACTTAGATAAGTTGTAAATGTAATCCTGTTTAACTGTTTTTGCATGTTAAAAGTTTCTGCATCATCTTTCCAAGATTGAAAGATAGATTTTTTAGGTGCAACTACTAATGTTCTCATAAGAGATGTAGTATTAAGTTCCATATGTTTTAGGCCAACAAGGGTCTTACCGACCCCTGTGCCTAATACTATAGAACATTTATGTTTACCTTCAGTAGCTTTTAATGCTTCTGCTTGTATTTCTTCTCTGTTCATTTTGTCAAATTAAATATATTTTTACTTATAAATGCTTCTGCAGCACCAGTATCACTCATTGCTTTAATAGTTTTAATGTGTTTATCAAGATTAGTAAGTGATTTATCATGGTCATATATGCCCCAAGCACGTATAAATACTTGCAAGAAGTTGTGTTTTACCCAACGGTCAGCTCTTCCTATTTTAATAAAAAAATCATTAAATGCTTTGGCCATTGCATCTGATTCAGAATTGGTAATTTTAAAATGTCCAGATTTAATTAATTTAGATCCAGAAACTACAGCTGATGTACCACGTGTACATATTGCAGCTAACATTAATGGCTCAATATTATATTTATTTCTCATTTTGAACAATTTTTGATAATCAGGTAAATAAGGTTTAAATGCATTTACATAATTTATCAATGTCCATGACTTTGATGAGTTATTCATTTTAGCCATTTTTATAACTATTTCAATTTCATCTTCTACATCAAGAATAATGTATGGAATTTCTAATCCTTCTGCTACAAGACCAGTAAATAAATGTTGACCATCTGTAAGGTATAATTCTTTTTTACCAGATATAACATCTGTTTCAATACATACCACAGGTCTAATAACACCCATAGTACGGATACTTTCAATCATTGTTTGCACATGACCTGGATTTAATATCCTATTATTATCTAAGAATAAAAATTTCTCATAGTTTTTGCTATATTTTATATTAATTTTTGAGTTCATAATCATAAGTTTTTAAATCATATTATTTTAAGTGTCCTAGTATTCTAGCCTCTGCAGGATGTTCATGTAAATGTTTGTGACAAGATCTACAAGCTGCTTTCCAAGTACTTTGTACTAAATAGAATGCATCTCTATTAGCTCCTGCAAAAGTGTGGTGCACATCTGATGCACCACTACTACAGCAAGGATAATTAAGCTCACACATAGAGTGATCAGAAAGAAATCTTTCTCTTAGTTTAAGATACTCAGCATCTTTCTTTTTTCTTTTAGAAGAGACCTGAGGGATCTTATAGTCAGTTGGTTTCTGTATATTATCTTTATTCTTGGGATTTTGGCAACTCCAACAATATTTACAATATTTAAATCCCTCATGGTTCTTCCATATAACAGTCATCTTCTGACAACCATCACATTCTTTAAGCTTTGTTTGCATTCTTTAGTCTTGGTAACTGATTTTGTTGTACTTCTAAACTTAAAAAGTTTCTAGGAAGAACACCTTCAGCAATAAAGATAGTAATAATTTGTTGTTTATCAATACCCAAATCTTTAAAGTTTAAGGTATTTTTAAATGTTGTATCTGTTTCTGTTTCAGACAGTAAGAACTGTGTAATTGGACTATTTGGAAACAAAGTTTTAAAAATAAAATTACTATAGCTTATAGTAGCTTGTTGTTTAAGTGTATTTAATACAACTTGAGCTCTTTTATATACATTAATTATTCTTTGTTTTTTCTTGCTACACATAGTATCAAGTTCTTCTTGGTTAATAGAAGAAAGACCATAGAGAGCTCTCTTATATAAATAATTCTGATAGTGTGAATAACTATCTTGCTCATATTGTGTATGAGTTTTGCCAGCATTAAGCTGATATTCTTTTATATTTTGTTTTAACTTTTCCATTTTATACATTTTAATAATAATAAATAATAAAAAAGGGCCATTTCTGACCCTTTTTATAAACCTTTAACTAATCTTAGATATTAAAATCATTAGCTGCTGCAGTTATAGCAGAACTATTAGTTTTATTTGTAGCTGCATAGGCAGCACGCAATTGCTCTACATTATCATGCTTAATTAATTCATCTGTACCATTACCATTAAAACTAAAAATAGTTCTACGGTAAATTGGTAATCCTCCAAGTGTACAAACTATTCCAGTTTCACCTGCAATTTTCAAATCACGCTCAGGATTCTTTTTGTTGAAAGGCTCAAGAGATTCTTGAACTACAATTTTACCATCAATTTCTTGACCAGCAAAAAATCCTGAAGCTTGAAGATCAGTTAATAATCCTGGTACAATTGCAGATACTGGTTTTCTTTTTAAGAAACCATTATCATCAATCATTGTTCTTACTTGTTCCAAACGAATATATGCCCATTCAGGGTTATTTTCAGAAACATTTATTACTGCATTTGTTGTTGCGTCAGCTGTTACAATTACTTTTGAGTTCATAATTTTAATTTTAAATAAATAAATAAATTGATTTTTTGAGTGCAATACTATACTATAGTTACTCAAACTAATAGTAAGTAGTAAATATTCCTATTGCAATAAGAATATATTATATATCTGTGGGATCCTCTAAATCTATAATGTCATCAAATGAAATATCATCTAATACATTATACTCTTCATTCTCATCATTAGGTAAATATGAGAAATCAAATTCTTTTTGATAGGTATTTTCTACTGCTGAACCTGTAAATGGATCAACAATATGTATACCATGATCTATGCTCATTAAAAACTGGATATCTTGATCAGTCATCTCTAGAAATTGCTCTATAGAAAGATAAATAACTTTTCCATTAGGTAACTGATATTGCATGTTTTTATATCTGTAGTAAAAATACGTGATAATTTTATGTATGATTGCTTGCAGAAAATAAAATATTGCAATATATAGCTAACAATAAAAGGGGGAATATTGCATCCCCCTATTATTTTTGGAAAAGCATATTCTCAGAATATACTATTTTTAATAATTAGTAAGAAACTCTTACATATATTTTATTTGGATAAGTTCCACCAAAAACATACTCTGTAACTGGACAAAGCCATAATTGCATGTTATCTAATTCAACTAGATTATAGTACATTCCATAGTTAACAGGTGCATGACCAATCTCAGTGAGTAATTCTTGGTTAATTCCAGTATGTTGAGCAAGTAAGGTATAAGTTTGACCTTCAAATGTCTCATGACTAAATTCAATATTTATTTCATTACCATTATTTGATAAAAAATCAAGAAAAGTATCAGCACCATCTACCATCATAAGATTGGCTTTTGTTCCTAGTCCTTGTTCAAGAAATTCAGGTAAATCTATATACCATATACCATTTTCTTTATAAAATCTTTTTTCCATGCTTTTATTGGTTATACTTTTTATAATCTATAATCTTGTCTAATAGAGGTTGATTAAAGTTAGTAAACCATTTTCTATCAATATGTCTAGCTTTAAGTTCAGCAATATCATTAGGTATTACACTTTTAGCTCCTGTTAATACAGGATTATTATCCTTATCAACTAAATCTGCCTTAAGATTAAATCCTAAGACAGATGTGATTACAATATTATCCATTATTAAAAATTTATTATTACTGATATTAATATAGTTATAGAAAATAATATAAATGCCCAAGTCATATAGACAAAAGGTTTCATTAATTCTTCAAATTCTATTTCTTTTTCTACTTTATTTAAATCTATATGCAGATCAGAAGTTCTAATTGTTATTACTTCTGGATCTGCATCAGCTTGATATGTTTCATTTAGTTTCTTTAACAAACTTAACCTATACAAGTAAAGTTTATTCAATTTTCTAAATAACATTAGTATGAGTATCTTTGGTTAAACATAACCTGAGTCACCTCTTCAGGTGCAACTCCTTCATTAAATGCAACCTCTATAAGAAATTCTGCATTGTCAGGATTTTCTATACTATCTTCCCAACTATATGCATCACATTCTACATATTTTTTACCACTAGAGCAGCTTCCTAATATAAGAGCTACTGTTAGTATCAATAGGAAATATATTCCTACTGTTACTTTTATTTGTTTTGTTTTCATATGTTTCATAAATTTTAAATTGTTATATTAATTTTTTTAAATCATTATAGATATTATATTTTATTCTAACATCTTCTATATCCATGTTTGTATTCATGGCTAATTCTTTGTAATTTTCCAATTTTTCATCAAGAATCTTTATTACTTGATTTTTGCAATCTTCACTAATAATGTCAAAGATTTCTTTTAACATACTGTTATACATAAGAGCTTTTAATTCATTTGTGTTTTCCATAATCATATTTTTAAATTAATTAATAAATAAAAGGGAGATTATTCTCCCTTATTGTAAATACCACCAGCATGACACTTGTAATCACTATAGTCTGCATATTTTTCTGTCTTAGCTCTACTAGTTTTATAAGCAAATGAATCTATGTACATATCAGTAATTGTATATATACCATTTTTAGAATTCAAATGTATTTTATCACCTATTGCTAATTTAGGAATGTTGATTGCAGCAGCTCCAACTTCAGATTCTTCATAAAGAATTTCTGTTTCTTCCCAATAACTTTCTGGATATTCATCAAGGAATTCATCATAATCTGGATGATATTCTTCTTCATAATGTTCTTCATCAGAATAGTCTATTCTATCAGGATTATAATATTCTTCACATGCATTATATCCATCCGAGTGAATAGCATTATAAGTCTTAGGAAATAGTAATTTAATAAGTTTCTTCATGAGTATATAGTTTAAGTGAATAAATAAATAATACTCTCACAAGGTTGCAACCCTTGGCACTTACTATTTCAAAGTGCTTGTCATATTCTTCTCTAAGTGGAAGAACTCCTCCTGCTTGGATGAGAGTATAAAAAAGATTTTGTTGACACTTCCTTGTGAGTGTATTCCGATACAAAATCTATAAAAATCTTAAGCAATCTATAAGTGGTTTCAAATGTGTACTTCTTCCTTTGCTGGCCAACACATTCTAGATACTTTTGGGTTTGCATTAGTATCCATTGCAATTAGTATGATGATACCAAGCCCCATCAAATAGGCATTTTTGCGGGAATAAGTATTATACTAACTCTGACTTATAACTATCTTTAAGGAATAGTAAATCATCTAGAGAAAGAGTATTAAGATAATCTGCATAAGCAGCCTTATCTAATTTCTTGTTTGATGCTTTATCTGCATCTTTAATAATCTGAGCAATCAATTGAAAAATCATACCTGTAAATTTAATGGTATATAATCATAGTAACAGTACCAAGCCCTGTCAATTGGCTATATTATTTAATTCCGGAAGTAAGTATTATGTTACTCTAACTATATAGAGAGATAATACTAATATACTTTCTTACTTAATTGTCTAAGTATTCATACTAGCTATATACTATAAGTAATATAGGCTTTTTGAGTATTATTAGCTTACTTATTCATGAGTAAAAACAGTAAGAGTTTAATAGTTAATAACACTTTCACTCTTTTTCTCACAAATCTTATTTTATAACTACCTGATTACCAGTACCAAAGTCTACTTTCTCCACAGGCTGGAGACTAATATATATAATACATATTATATTCTATTTATTTAGTATTGAGTAATTACTTGTGAGTACATAAACTGCACTCTAAGTGCATTTACTATATACTATAAAATAAAAAAAATAATGCGTAAGCATTATTTCCATAACAAGTGAAGGGTTAGCAAAAAAAGAGGGCTTTTATTTACTAAAAAAAAGTAGGACCTAAGTCCTACTTTTCTTGCATTAGATTTCTTCTTCCAATGCACCAGCTTCTTCTGCTACAGGCACAAATGCACTTGCAACTGAATTACTTGTCTTACCTGCAAACAGTTTATCTGCAAGTCTATCTGCAAATACACTTACAAGTTGCGGAGATATTGTTTCTAATATCTCTAACCTGCTAATGTCTTTTCTTGTTTCAGACTGGTCTAATGTATAGTTACCGTCTTGCTTAAGATACAATGGCAGTTCATCTCTAAATGCATCCATATACATTGTATGCATTTGTGGTTCACCAATTGCAGATTTCCTTGGATATGCTTTGAACTGTTTAGTGTTCACATATGCCTTAAGTTCTTCTGCTGTTCCCTTAATTGTGTAAATGTGAAAGGTTTTCCCTTTCTGCTCTCCATCTTTTCTGATGTAATTGCTTGCATAAATTGCCTTCATAATGTTAAAGTATTAAGTTTGTGGAATTATTTCCAAAATAAGTTAAGGGTTAGCAAGAAGAGGGAAAAAAAGAACTTATGACTTTTCAGTCATAAGTTTTGCAGCTGTATTAATGTAGATGGCTTCATAGCCAGCTTCATTAGTATAGATGCGGTATGTAAGATCATAAAGGCCAGGAGACTTTATTAGCTTAGATACAGCAGCTTTGCTGATGCGTGGTAAGAACGCACCTGTATGTTTGTTTTTCAAAACATATAGGAAGGTGTGTGCTTTGCATGGATAGATGGCTACGATGCCATCTAGTAATGGAAGGAAAGGTTTCATAGTAAATAAGTTTATATTTACTATGCAGTTAAGGGTTAGCCATGCTTGCCCAAAGAAAATCTTTTCTGAGGTAGGAAGAAAAGTTATTTCTTGTAGCAAGCACAGCATGTCCCAGCCTGGAGCTATGGGGGGTACACCCATGGCGCGGAGGGGCCGGGGGGCTGCTGCTAGGGATCCATCACCTGATCTCACATACTAAATTTCCAAATAACTTTGTCCAGTTTTTAGTGCAAGAAACTTGACATTCTGGGGGGCATCTGTAGTAGAAAGTGCCCGGGGGGTCTGGCTATTCTGAGGTACCTATAACAGTTCACCTTACCCTAAAGGATAGGTACAGTGAGTATACTTTTATATAGGATTCTTTGTCACAAATTTAATTAGTATTTGTTACAGATTATGTCTCAAGTATCTACTATATTTGCGACATAAGTTGTCACAATTATTTAAAGATTTGTGACAGAATTTTCCACCATAACCGGAATATAACCGTTTTAGTGATGGAAATTTTCCACTATAAGTACACAACCTGCATGAATTTTTCCAGAATAAACATGCATAATGTAACATATAAGTTACAAAAACATATACTTTTGTAAACTATATTACACATTATAAGGTTATAGCCTTACTGAAATCCAGTGTCATCAGGTTATATCCTTATATTTGTTTAAGTAAATAAAATTTAGTATATTATTATATGAAGAAAATTGACATGGGTAAATATATTCTACTCATTGGTAATGATGCTACTGAAATCTTTGACTACTATAAAGTAGATGAGATGCA